CACGATTATTTCATGGGCCGCGTTTACAACTACGCCGAATTCGCTTCCCGCCGCATGTCTCGCCAAAAGGCAGCATTTTATGTGTCTGATATTCGTTTTTTAATCGCCAATTTGTTGGAATCTCCAACCGCGAACACTATAGGCACTGAAGCCATTGCTGATTTCATGGGCGAAGTTGGCGCGATCATGCGCAACCGCCCGCTCACATGCAACACCATACGCTCAACCTTAAATGGGGATATGTCGGCTGAAGTCGCGGCACGCAAGATGGCAATTGAACATGTTTTGGACCTAGCCTACTCATATCGTCGTTTCCAAGGCATTGTCCCGATGGGAGCCAGCGAGTTCCACCTGCGTAATGTGGCCACGACCATCCTTAAATCTCATCTTGAGTCGTTTCTATCAAAATAGTTTGCAATCCTCCGACACTTCGCGTAAACTGTATTCAATGGAGGATTTTATGAACACAATTTTAAACGTCTTGTCGGTTATCGGGATTTTGTTCTGCGTGGTTTACGTTGCAGCAGAGGCATTCGCGGCCATCTATATTTACCGCAATCGCCACACGATCATTCCGCGTCTTTTCGCAGTCCTCCGCACTGGTCTTGGAGTGGCAGACGTCAACATGCGATTGGCCAACCATGACGCAACGGCTAAAGAACGCTTTGATCGTTTGGAGCGCAAAATCAATTTCATAGGCAAGCACACTCAATTCGAGCGCGAAGAGCTTCGCCGTCGCGGGATCTTAGCACCTGCTCCTACCCGTCCGGTTGCCGGATTGGTAACCGATATCTCCCAAGGTCGCAGAAATTAACACTGGACCAATACGAGAAACGTGGTATTATGGGTTCATGGAGGTTCCATGGACCTAATGAATCAAGAGTCAAAAGTGAAAAATAATGCACGCAAGGCTGTGATCGTTGTTTTGGCAGTAGTCGCCGTTTTTGCGGCGGTTTTAGGCCTAAGCTCAATCAGCTCGAATAAACCAGAGCCGACAGCTCAAGACAAACGCGCCAAGCTCCAAGTCGCACGAATTCTTTTGGAAGAGAAGGCTGAATTCATCAGCGGAGAAGCCTTGGTTCAAGGTTGTCTCGCCCGCATTCAGTCTCAACCCGAACTCGTGGCCAAGCTTCTCGAAGACCCGCGCATTTGTATTGAAACCATTAACCCGCTTATTCTTCGCATGCTAAACGGCTCGGATGGCGTTTGCAAACTTGGTGACGGCCACTGCGCTTTCGCATCCGGCTATATTCGCGTGGTTACCTTGACCAATCAACGCCCAAGGACTCCCGAAGAGCTTGAACAGCTCAACTCTGTAATAGAAGATGAATTTCAAAAATATTCCCAACAGAAAGGCCAATAAATGAACTCCGCTGGAAGTTTAGGCAATCTCGACACCTCAGCTCGCGTCCCAGTAGTAAAACGGTTCCCGCGTCTCTTCAAGAAAACCAATACCGGCGCAATTCAGTATTGGGATATCTTCGCAGAAGAGTTGACGGCAACAGGCCAGGCAGCCGTTGTCACGGTCTACGGTCAGCTTGGTACGCCAAGCCCACAACGGACGTCCGATACGGTCAAGTCTGGTAAAAACGCTGGTAAGGCCAACGCCACGACCGCCTACGAGCAAGCTCAAAAGAATGCCAAGGGCAAGTGGGACAAGCAAAAGAAAAAGGGCTACGTCGAAACCGAATATGACGCTCGCACTCAAAAGCTTGACGATCAAACCGGCGACGCAGGCATCTTCCCGATGCTCGCTCAGAAATTCGCTGAGTTCCCCAACAAGGTCAAATGGCCCGCGTACATTCAGGCCAAATTGAACGGCCATCGCTGCATCGCGGTCATTAAAGACGGCAAAGCCACACTCTTCTCTCGCAAACGGGAAGTAATCACTGGCGTGCCGCACATCAATAAGGTGTTGGAAGAGTCGTTCACCGAGAATGTAATTTTGGACGGCGAACTGTTCAATGCCCAGGTCAATGAAGCTTCGGACGATTACACTGGCGTCAAAACTCCAGATGCGTTTACGTTCCAAGAACTTGGCTCGTGCGTTCGTTCAAAAGTGCCGAAAGGCCGATTCGAGCTGGTCGAGTACCACGTTTACGACATGGTGACCGACAAATCATTCGTTGATCGCTACGACGAACTTCAAGTATTATTCTCGACTGTCACCGACATGAAAACCGTGCGCTGCGTGCAAACCGGCATGGTCGATAGCCCTGAAGCAGTCGACGCCATCATGCTAGACCTTCGCGCTCTTGGTTATGAAGGTGCAATGCTCCGCAACGGCGCGGGCAAGTACACGCAGAACAAGCGTTCCTACGATCTGCTCAAGGTGAAGAAATTTGTTGACGAAGAGTTTGAGATCACCGGCATTGAAGAAGGTTCCGGCAAACTTCAAGGTCATGTAGGCTCATTCGTTTGCAAAACCAAAGAGGGATTCGTTTTCACCTGCAAGAAAGATGGTCCGCTGTCGTACTTGAAAGAGTACTTCGAGGACCATTCCTTATGGCAAGGCAAATTCCTCACGGTACGCTACGCCAACCTGACCGAAGGTGATGAACCCGTTCCATTCCACGGAGTGGGCATCGACATACGAGACCCTGAGTAATGGAAAAATTCGTCGCATACGACACGGAGACTGGTGGTCTACACCATCGGTCTCACAGCCTGCTTACCGCGTATTTTGGTATTTACACGTACCAGAATTGCAAGTTCACGCTGCACGATGAGCTGGACCTGAAGGTTAAGCCAAACCCTGGCGAAAAGTACGTCTATACCGACGAAGCTTTGAAGATCAATCGAATCAATCTCGAAAAGCATGATCAAGTCGCCATGACCCGCGACGATGCCGCACTCACCCTCTATCGGTTCCTCGACAAGGAATCCGACGGCGGGCGCAACCGGCTTGTGCGTATCGGGCACAACGAACCCTTTGACGATAAATTTGTGACCGCTAATTTGCTTGTCGAACAAGTGTGGCGCAAGTTCACTGATTATCACACGCTTGATACCGTTCCGATTGCGAAGGGTTTGAAGATGAAAGGGAAGCTCCCCTCTGATCTCAAATTGAAACTCGAAATTTTAGCCAAATATTTAGGCGTAACCGTTGCCGAACACCTACTGCACACGGCCAAAGGTGATACACACCTCTGCGTGGCAAGCCTTGAGGTGCTTCTGACATTGTAATTCCCTAAATTAGGCGAATATTGACCTATTTTGGGAAACTGCGTGACGCAGCTTGCAAAGTCGCAACGCTTGTGAGATACTAATTGTGTATCAAGTAACTCACAAGGAGAAATAAATGAGTCACCAAGTCGAAAATATGTTCAGCGTCAAAGAAGTTCCCTGGCACAAGCTGGGCAAAGTCATTGCAGCTGCACCTTCCATTGCAGAAGGTATCAAGCTTGCGGGCTTGAATTGGGGAGTCACCAAAACTCCGATGTATTTGGCCGACGGTCGCCTGTGCGACACTTCAGCAATCATCCGCAACACCGACGGCGCTAAGCTCGGTGAAGTTGGCAAGGTCTACACTCCCCTCCAAAACGAAAAGGCTTTCGATTTCTTCCAGCCCTTCGTCGATTCTGGCGAAGTGACTCTTGAAACCGCTGGTTCTTTGGATGGCGGTCGCAAGATTTGGGTTTTGGCCCAGTTGAATCGCAATCCGATGGAAATCGCTCCGAACGACTTGGTTCGCAAGTATCTCCTTCTCACCAATCGCCATGACGGAATTGCGTCGGCAATGGTGGGTTTCTCTCCTATCCGCGTAGTTTGCGCTAACACCTTGGCATCGGCCATCAACGCAACGGACGCAGCTCTTCTCCGCGTTCGTCACACTGCAAAAATCGAAATCGCTCTCGAAAAAGTTCGCGAAATGGTGAACGTAGCCAATCAACAGTTCGAGGCTACCGGCGAACAGTACAAAGCAATGGTTCGCTGCGGAGTCAACGAAGCCGATCTCAAGACCTTCGTTCGCGAAGTGTTCTATCCGAAATTCTCGGCTGAAGAAATCACCGAGCGTCAGCAAACTCGCTTGACTGGTTTGACTGAGAATATCACGAAGCTCTTTGAAACAGGCTTCGGCGCAGACCTTTCCGGTTCACGTGGAACAATGTGGGGTTTGTACAACGGTGTCACTCAGTACTTGAGCCACGAAGCTAAAGATGACGCCGACAAGCGTGCAGATAGCCTCTGGTTTGGTCAGAGCAAAGACATCAACGCTCGTGCTATGAAAGTCGCAGTCGCAATGTCAACCGGCGGTGCAATCTAATGAGCACCAAAATCAAAGGCGAAGTAATCGTCAACCACAAACTGGTCCAGGTAATCCTGGACCCCAAAGTGGGATACAGAGTCCTGATCGCGATGCAAAAAGGCGGGCAAGTGGAACACAATCCCTTCCCCAGCAATCAGATGGGACTTGTCGGAGCAATGCAGTTGGCAACGGAAGTGATGGCAGGCAAAATCTGGTTATCACACATCGCGTCGGATGCACCTGGCTGGACAGCTCCTACCGCAGTAATGTTAGAAGCTGCAAAATAGATTCGGAGCGGGCTGGACATCCAGCCCGTTTTCCTGGTATTATGCCTTATGGGAATTCGTGACAAAGAAATCGCTCGCATAGAAAAGTACGCGGCTGGACTCGGCATTAAAATCGAGTGGAAGGTCTACAAGCGTGGCGACCCAGAAGCCGAATGGCATAATGACGGAACCAAAATCACAGTTTACCGCTGGACACGCCAATCAAAAACCAGTTTAATTCTAGCACTTGTCCACGAGTTGGCCCACCACCGTGGATGGATCGCGGCCAATCGTAAAGAAGATGCGGAAGTCACCGCTGCTTTGGAAGCTGACGCCAATTGGGTCAAAGGTCAACCTCCTATATCCAAAGGTCACCGTTACTTGATTTGGCTCACCGAGAAAAATGACGCCAAACTTCAAGACGCGGTGTTCCACGACCTGGACCTAAAAATACCGCGCTACAAATTCCTCGCAACACGCCGCGTTGACATGTGGTATTACTTCCAGTTTTATATCACTGGTAAAAGACCGCCCGTCAAGGTATACACTAAGATGTCGCGTCACTTTGAGAAACAATACAGGAGAAGGTATGCTTCAAATAAAACCCAGAACCAAGCTTAAAATTTTTCAAGTGTTTTCAAAAGCAAACATGTTCTTAGGCGTGCTGAATTTAGGTTGTGTAGGTCTCCTGTTACTGTGCGAGCAACCCGTCCCGCTCGACGCCATACTCAGCGCGGCATTGAACATTGTCATGTGGTATGTGTCCGACAGTGCAATCGAATTTACCAAGAAGACCTATGGCCTCGACGATAAAGGAAACTTTTCCTTCAAAGCCCAAGGTGGAGACCAAAATGAACGAAAGTGATGTCACCAAAAAATTCGTTGTCGCGTTCGACGGCTGGACTCCAGCCTTTGAAGTTTTCCCCGTAGTCAATTCAGACGGTCTCGTGATCGGCGGCTTCCTAGTGATCGACGGACCTGTCTGGAAATGTTTTGTTGGCCGTACTGGATACCCTGAGTCACTGAGTCTTGATGACAGCGACAACCCGCCATGGATCACGCCGGTTCGCGCCGAAGATGATTCCATAGTGAAACTTGTTGTGAGCAATGTAAAAACGAACGACGAAAGTAAACGAATCAGAACCACCGACGGGAGAGACGATGAGTAACGGTATGGAGAAGGACTTGATGCGAATGTTGTCGATGGCACCGGACAGTAAGATGGTCTGGGTCACAGATTTCGACAGCGACGCGGTGATCAGATTCTATGATAAATTCATGGAACTCGAAAAAGACCAAGAGTGCCAGATCATTCCAGTGTTCATCAACAGCTACGGCGGCGAGGTTTATGCCCTTACCGCAATCCGCGACTTGATCAAGTCATCGCACAAGCCGGTCGCTACCATCGGCGTTGGAATGGCAATGTCTTGTGGAGCATCGCTGCTCGCGGCAGGTACCAAGGGCTATCGTTTCGCGGCCAAAGACATGCACATCCTGATCCATCAAGTGTCGAGCTTCGCAGTAGGTAAAAACGCTGATGTGCAAGAGTCCGCCAAAGTCACGGCCATGTTGAATAAGAAATTGTTCCAAAATTTAGCCGAAGACACCGGCAAGACTTTAAAAGATTTCGACGACAAAATCAAGTCGAAGCACAATGCCGACTGGACTTTAACCGCCGCGACTGCCCGCACGTGGGGAATCGTTGACCATATTGGTATTCCGCGCACCAACAACGCACCTCCGTCAATGTTCCTCGGCAATCATCCCTCGTATGATCAGCAAGTTGCTATGGAACAAGCCATGCGCGGCGGTAAACAGCCGAAAAGACAGGGTAAATCCAAGCAGAAACGTGGCAAGACAAGAGCCTAATCTTATGGGCGTACATCCTTTTGGAGGATTGCGCCTATGAAGCTAGCCTTTGTTTTCCTAGAAAGCGTCTACAACGTCAATGCATACGACGTCGTTCCGCAATTTGAACACGTTAACGGTAGTGGTCAGGATATGTACATCCAGATTGTTTCTATCTCATCGAGCGGTTGCGCAAACGCGTGCGACACCGATTGCCCGACCCGCTACATGCCGTCGTCTGCTGCCACATTAGTAGCTAATTTCGATAACTTAGACTCGTGCTTGGTAGTTCAACGCGTTGCGGTAATGGCGTTCCCCGCCGACGACCGCTCGATTTGGAAGATCACGATTATGCCGAACGATGTGATTCAAGGCAATATGACCCTGACTCTCACCGACGGAACTTCAATCCAAACCCTTTTGCCGGAAGGTCGTTTAGTCGCCTCTGGCACAGGCAGCAATAGGTTTTACGCATAATGTCAACCAACATGAAGAAAGCCAAAAAGGGGACTGGTGCAACCTTCCCCGAACGCCAAATAGATGGCACCGGCCTGTACGCAGAGCTGGAACCTCTCATTGACGGCGAAACGATGGCCCGCAGCTATCTGTTCGGCATTCCGCTTATCTCGCCGCTGACCAAAGAACGCCTTGGACCGAAGGATCTCGAATCTTTCATCAAACGCGGGCTTGGACGGTTCCAATTGGAAGCTAAGACCAGCGTGCAAACGCGCCTTGTACGCCATCGCATGCCATTCGATCCGCAACTTTATGCTCAGTTCGTCGCACTTGAAATCCCGTTCAAACCCATCCGCCGCGTGAAGCGCCTTGCGATCTGCTCGGCAGCGTATGGTTCGATCAATGATTTCGGCGAAGAAGAATCAGTTTCTTTGGAAAACGATCACGAGGGTTTATTTCCAGACGGCCAAAGCCCGCGACACACCAATCCTTGGCACTTGGGAACTCCCTATGGACTCGGCGCAATCGTCACTTGGAATGGCTCAAGCTATGCTTCTGCAGTGAGTGCCAACGTCGGAAATCAGCCTGACACATCGCCTGCGCAATGGACTCTAGCTGCGTGGGATGGTGCATGGTCAAACGTGACCACCTATGGCATCGGCGCAGTCGTAAAGTACAACAACAATCTGTATGTTTCGCAGCAGGTCGGAAATCTCGGCAATGTACCGATAATGACACCGGCTTTCTGGGCAACAGCGACTTCAAAACCGAAACACGATCATCGCTTCCCGTCCGGTTCAGAAATTTATCGCATTCCAAACGAATGGATTGAAATGGGCAACGCAACTCGCGGTCTGCTCAACGTCGTTCCGCTTGGAGTGGTGTTCTCTGGCGGCGGTCTCGGCTTTGAAGCACAGGCCGGTTCACTCACTGGTTCAGCATTATTGCAAGTCATTGGAGCGTTGGGCTTTTTGCCTGCGTTCTGGACTGTCGAGTGCGAAACAGGTTTGATGGACCCAGAAGGAATGGTTCCGGTCATCGTCAATGAGGCAATCGGCTCCGCAGCGGCAATTTATGCGCTCGAAGTCATGTTGCCGTTGTTCAGGATTGCATCTCAGTCCATGAGCGTCGATGGCTTGTCGCAGTCCGTCACAGATCGCATCATCGAATTGATCGAACTTCGCTTGGATAAATTGGAAAAGCGATACGCCATGATCATCAAGCACCTCAAGGTAATGTTCGGCAACTCATTCTTCACATCTAACGTGTAACATGAAGAGCATCAAGCGTTGGCTATCTCAGCGAGATCAGTCCTTAGAAAAGACCGAACCCGTTGGGACGATCTCCCTTGGTGAATTCATGGAAGCCCTTGAGTCTGAACTCGGGCCGGAAGGCCGAGCAGCGTTCGGCGAACTTGTCGCAAAGCATGTTCCATTCATCGTTAAGCAACAGTTTGCGCCCGACCACATGGGCCTTCATTTTCTCAAGAAATATCTGACGGTTCCTGGATATCGCCAGGAAACTCTCGACAGTTTACCCAGCAACTTTCACCGACAACTCCTGGAAAAATCCGTTTACGAATTCGGCACGTGGGCTGCAAGCTCACTCCAGAATCTGACCATTTCCGATTTGAAAAAGGCAGTCAAAGAAAAGGATTGGAACCGCGTAGCTAAGAAGCACAATGAAGATGCTAATCTTGTCGTTGATGCAAAGCCGCACATTACTCAGTTCCCAGTTCACCCTGAGCACGCCAAAATGCTCAATGATAAAAATATGGAATTCCCCGCCAGTAAGCTGGATGAAAAGGGAATTTCACCCAAGATGGTTCACGAAATCGAAGATACTGAGTATCCCCATTCGCCCAACAAGTATATGGCCAAACCGTATCACCGCGAAATCGAATCAGCAACCAAGTCCTGGGTCAAACATCCTATTCTTGGCTGGGCGACTATGGCGACCAAAGCCTTGTTCAACGCTGGCAACATCGGTGATCTCGCCGAAGATGTGTCAGCGCATGAGCATAAAGGTGTGCCTTTAACTGTGCATAAATTTGCACATGGTTACGAGATGGGCGCGAAGTCCTACAACAAAGACAAGTATCAAGTCAACCCGACCGACATTCATAAGATCGGCGTGATGGACTATCTGACAAACAACCTTGACAGGCACTGGGGTAATCTCCTGGTCTCGCCCGACACGACGAATGTGCAAGGATACAATCCAGTTTTAGCGATTGATCACGAACGCAACATGCAGTACTCAAAGATACTCCGCGAAGGCCCGAGAGCCAAGTGGATGGCATCAGCTGATCCAGAAATGTCGCAAGTCAAAGAGACCCCAATGGCCTACATCACCAAATCTGCGTTGCACCACTTACATCGCGGAGCGCAGGGCTTCTCTTCTCACCACGAGCTAGTTGACTGGTGGTCACAGCACGGCCAGAAGATCAAAGACGAACTCGAAAGTCAGGTCGCACACATCAAAGATCCTGACGTGCGCAATCACGTCCGCGACAATTTCAATAATCGCTGGCACAAGATGAACAACTGGAACACCGCGATGCAAGCAGATCCCGAAGGCGACAATATGTATGATGTTAGCTCACTGCATCATGCATTCCAGGATACGCGCAATTCGTCACCTGCCACGCCAAAAATCACTGCTAAGCAATTGAAATCTCTTCCAAGCAATAAAAAGGATGCTCTCTCGGCAATTTCTGATATAGTCAACAAGAAGGGCAAGCTGACTTTCAAACAAAGGTCCTTGCTCAACAGCGGCGTCAGAAACATAATCTCGGGCATGACACCCGAAGAAGCTGGAGAAACATTTAAGTCACTTGCGGAGAATCCATACTTGGAAACGAAAGCGATCAGAAACGAACCCGACGTAGACCCACGCAATCAAATGCTGCGGCACTTCTCGGACACGTGGCATCCCGACGGACCAAAGTATGCGCATATGGCGGCAATCGCCGATGCAATTGATCAACTCCCAGCCGCTAAACGCGATATCCTCAAAAGCTGGGCAGATCACTTTCGTCGACTGATCAGCGAAAGGCAGGCTGCATGATTTTATTTGTTCAATCGCCGAACCAAGACAAGCAGTTCTTCAAAATCTCCGACATAGAAGATTTGAATCCTGTTTTTATGATGTTCCCGATGACACAAGAGATCGCGATGTCCTGCGAGACCTTGAAAGAAGCCGTGGAAGCTGTTTCGGAATACATCGACGGCCATGCCATGTCTTCGTGGGTAGAAAACACTGACATCTCAAAGTCTCTTCGTCAAAAAGCTACGGCTGTCGGACTAAGCCTCGCGACTGCAGTCAGTCCAATGGGTAGCCAGATGCACCGCCCGCAGTTTAAGCCGTCGGCTCCTCCGGCAGTGGCCCAAGCAGAAGATCATTCAGAAGATTTTGGAACCCATCCAATGGATCACTTCCTTTGGAACGTGGAACAGATCGAATCGACTGGTGGGAAAAACGTGAAACACAAGCCTATACAGTCAGGCAAGTTTAAGGGCACTCGCGCTATAGGGCGTTGGGGACTTCTTAAGCCTACGGTCGATGAAATCGTTGGCCGCATGCAGCGCGACGGCTCCCTCAAGCCGGAATACAAAGACCTTCCGCAAATGTCGCACGATAAACTTGAAGCACACCTCAAGCAGAATCCGAAAGTGGAACTTGGTTTAGCCCGCAAGCTCGCAGAGCACGTACATCAGAGACAAGGCGGCAATGCAAACAAAGCTGCGTTCGCTTGGTTACATGGCCACAACTTGCATCCGACGGACATCACGACCGACAAATTAGTCCACAGTGATTACGTGTCGAAGTTCAAGCAACTTGACAAGCTAAACCCCTACGCTCCTAAGCGTACTCCCGCCAGCGATATCAAGAAGACGCAGACTGCAGTTGACAGTTCCGATTTCGCAATGCGAGTGAAGAACTGGTACAAGCGGCGCGAAGACGAGTTGACTGAAGAGCCGACTCGCGACTCCAACTTCACGCCCGATATGGGCCGCATTCGCGACGAAGAGCTTGATTCGATCAAGCCTCAATCTATGATGACGCCAGAAGAGAAATTAAAATCCAACATCAAGCAGGCTAACAAAACCGTATGAAAATTAGCGCAGACCAGATAGATAGCAAGTCCATAGCCGGTAAGACTGACGACGGTCGTCCGGTCGTTTACATTTCCACCAAAGGTGGTCTGCACGCATTCTTTTGCAAGGACGAGTCCGGCAACACATGCTCTATAGGTGCCGCGCCTCATCGCGCCATAGCCCAGTTCCTCGCTGGCAAAAAAGAAAAGATCATTTGGGATTCAGACTTCAAGAAATCCGAGCGCGACCTGATCAAGTCGGAAGAAGACTTGTTCCAAAAGCTTCGTAAGGTGATGTTCATGCCGACCGTATCCCTCAGCAAAGTCGAAGCAACCGCCGCCGACACCTTCGTCGTGTATGACGTTTCCAAGGGCAAGATCGAAGTAATGAGCAAAAGCGAAGCTCAAGAAGAAATCAAAGCTGGCAAAATCAGCAGACATGCACTCGTTCGCGACCTTACCATGACGGTGCCCGCGATGTGCGCTCAAGATCACGACGAATTATCTGATCTGTTTAAGGAGTAGGTATGGCCGACAAAGCAGCTCCCCGCAGACGCGGTGGACCCCGCAAAAGACAGAACCAGCCTCTCGACGGTATGCAGCAAATTATTCAGCTGGCACAGTACCAACAGTCGTTTGACCGAGATGCGTTCAACCAGTTGATCAAAAGTCAGGGCGTTGACGTAATTCACTACCGCGCCTTCCCAGACCCGTCCGGTATGGCGTCCATCGGCGACATTCATGCGGTTCAGTCCAAGCGTCAGTCCGATGACAACTTCATTTACAAGGAAGCTGGCTCGATGCACATCTTTTTCAGCAGCAATACGTCTGACTGGAACATCGAAGTCGAAGGTGTGACCGAGGCCGATACTGCCATTGTGACATTCCCTATGCAATATGAGTCCGGCGAGCCGGACGAGTGCGGCAACCGCGAAGAAGTAGTGATCGGCAAGTGGGACCGCTTCTACCTAAAAGACGTTGAAGTGCGAGTAATCGCCGTCCAGTACATTGAAGCCAATTCGACCGGCGTTGACAAGCTGCAGTATCCGGCCACGTTCGTGGAATATCTTCGTGACGCAGATGGCAAAGAATACAAGCAAGACACTGATTTTTCGATCACGCCCGAAGGTTTCATCAAATGGCTGACCCAGAACCGGCCAGGTTTCAATGAGAAGACCAATCGCGGCACCGTCTATGCAATCCGGTACAGATACACACCCTATTTCATCGTGGCAAAAATGCTGCATGAAATCCGCGTGAGTCAGATCACAGACATGTTGACCTTTGACCGTAAACTTGAACGCATGCCGTTTCAAGCTTTAGTGATGAGAGAACAAGTACTTAGCGATGTGAACAACGACCCAAATCAATCGAGAATGGATCAGAGATACCAGAACCCACCTCCTGTCGGTGGGGTAACTGGGCCAAATGACGGCAGTTCCAACGGCGGAATGCTTTGAGCCTAATCTTGTTGATTATATAGGAGATTCCCATGAACGCCAAAAGAACAAAAGCCTCACAAGATCGGTATAGCGCGGCAGACGCGACTGAAGGCTCATTCAACCAACATTCTGGTGCAATGAAGCAGCTCGGCCCGATACTCGGATATCCTACGATCCTCGGAGCGTTGAATGCAGCTGTCGGCGTGGAACTTGGTTCCATCGTCGCCGTTTACAACAACAGCGCGACCACTGCATGGGCTAAACTCGGTACGACCAATGCAGTCACTGCTCCGACAGGCGGCGCAGATGGCATCGCCCTGAAACCTATGGATTACACGCTGATCGCCGTGTATACAAACAACTACATTATCTGTAGTGCAGCAACTTGCTTCGGATACCTGATCAACGATGACCTTAAATTGAATCCAAATTCCGGCAGCAACTCGTAAGGCGGTCTTTCGATGAACGACAGCACGAAGCTGCTAAAATCAATTCTTGGCAATCAGGGGTATGAAACCCTTGAGAAAGCCATTTTTAAGCAGAAGACTGCAGCGGTAATTGACCCGCTGGAGTACTATCTGCCGTTGATTGTCGTTCCGCGAACCATCATCTCTTGGCTTGTCCAAAACATCAAGCCTATGAAACCTGGCAATATTCTCGATGTCAAGTTTCCTGGCCGCGATGATATTATGATTCACTTTGAAAAGCAGGCCGACGATCAATACCGCGCCGAATACGTTCAGGGCGGAAAGATCATCCATACGTTCGAGAAGCAATCCCTTCCTGCAGTGTCCGGCCACATGATGACGGTAGGCGAACTTTATGATTCGTTCGGCGATGAGAAGCCTAAGAGTTCAGACGATCTCGTTGCAGAAGAAGCGACGGCCAATCCGCATTTGAACGAACCTAAAGCCGAAGGCCCTGATCTCGACATGGTTCGCAGCATGATCGGCATGTCAAATTGTACTCCGCCAGATGACCCTGAAAACATCAAATGGCAAATGTCCCACGCCAATGTCCGCGAAATGACTGCCGTCATCGGCAAACTTGTAGACGCTCTCTGCGCTAAGCAATTGTCACGTGATAGATTCGAGAGCGAGCTTGACAAGGTATCGGAGAAAGAAGTGAAAGATCAGCAAGGCAAACTCACCGAGGGTAAATCGGCAGAGCAAGTCGGTAAAGACCACAATAAAGACTTGAAGAACAATCCCGACATCAAAACGCCTGGCATGGGCACTCTAGAAGTTCGAGACTTGAGAGGCAAAGATGCCGCCGATCTCGTTATTGATCCCAAGACAAAAGTTGCACCTGAATCCAAAGGACGCGCAGAAATTCCCTCGAAAGAAACTCCATTTAAGAAAGAAGACATGCCCGCCACTCCGGTACCGAAACCTCGCCAAATGGCTGAAGGTGTAAGAGTATCGGATACTCCGCATACAGAGAAGCCGTTCTCAAAAGAGTCGATGGCTCCGTCTATGCAAGCTGCTCGTAATATTTCTAGCCCGCGCATGGCCGGTGCAGAACAAGATCAGCATCAGCAAAAGGGCATTCAACAGCGCATCAGCGCCGACGGCATCAAGAAAGATTCCATGGCACCACATGCGCCCGCAGACACTTCTTCGCCTCGTCAATCGTCTGCGCCCGTTGCGCCGAATCCGAAACTCGACAAATGCAATTCCTATTTCCGTAAAGCTGCCGAAAAACTCTCGAAGCCTTACGTGTCCGATGCTCAGCGTCGCTGGGCACACACCGACGATGGTACTAAAGCTCTCGGCGGTAAAGCTCACGTTCACGAGTGGGATGAAGCAACCAAGGGCAAGAAATTGCCTGAGCATGTGAAGAAAGAAGAAAAGGGCAAGCAGGTCACCAGCCAATCGTCTCCCTCGGGAGGCGGCGGTGTTACCAATGCCAAGAAACCCGCTGGCGGCGGAATCGCATTTCCAATGTTTGCAGCTGAACCTTCCAGCGGAGGCAGTTCATCTGCAGCTTCTGGTATTGCAGCAGACGCTAAAGCTAGTCCTACAGCACACGGTCGCGTGATGGGCGGAGTCGGCCTAGGTCTTGGTGGATTCGGCAAAGCTGATAAGCCGATGGGCGCAGGTCAACCGAACGGTCCCGCGAAAGCATTGGCTCCCAAAGCTCCAATACCTCCTTCCAATGCTCCGGCGCAAGCCGCCGCAAAGCAAGCTTCGGCGCAGGCTGACGCATCGGGCACGGGCGGATACAAACCGCCCAAGACTCCTGGCGCTGTTCAACCCAAGAATCCGACTATGCAAAAAGACGAGTATTTCAGAAACAAACTCGGCAAGTCCGTGATTTCACACGCAACTGAAGAGCAGCTTTACAAGTCCGCTTGCCAGAACTGCGGAGTCGCTGAATTCGTGAAAGATAAAGACGGCAATCCCAAGTTTCAGCCGTGCGCATGTTTCTTGGTTATGAAGAAAGATGAAGAAGGCAAGCCGTATAAATTCGTTCAGGTTATGAAGAAGTCTGACGGCAATTTCAGCCTGGCGTTTGCCAAGGGAGCTGACCCAGAAGTGGTTAAGCTGTTCCTTTTAACGCTCAAATCAGCCTTGCTGATAAAGAGAAAGTTTGGTGTATCGTGAGCACACAGACCACAGTGTGGGTCCTCATAGCTACAGACGGCGTAGCCGATAAAGTCCGCGATCTCGTAGACTCAGGCTACTTCGCAGAAGCTAAAGACCTGGACTATCAACTCAAAAGCATTTCGACCAAGATGAATCAGCTCGTCGGTGAGAAGGGCGGCTCAGTCGCGCTTTCCACGTATGATCGTCAAGTGCTTCAAGTCCCGATCACCGTAGCAGAAGAACTCCCGCTTATCCTTGCAGGTTATCGCGAAGTGTTCGGCGCAATGATGTCAGTCGGCATGGGCCTCGATCTGCGTGAAGCATCCCTAGCCGCCAAGAAATCTACGTTCACAAACGATATCGAATTGTATGATCCGAAAGATGATTCGTACAAAGAGATGCGCAAGTCTCTTCAAATTGAAGACGATGTGTTTGGTCCGCAGCCAAATCAGTACGATATGACTCACCCGAAGTCACCGCCTCCCGATGCATCTGCACCTGGCGTCGGGAAGTACGTGCCTGGCTTGGATGCTCAGCAGCAATTGCAAGCTGAAGGCGCGTTGATCAATGCGACTATTCAGCAGTTGATGGGTCCTGCTCAGCAAATGCAAGCACAAGCTCAACAGCAACAGCAGCAACAGGCCGAGCAAGAGAAACAGCCGCCAGGCAGTTTGCTTGAAGCAGTTTCTGGTGAGAAGAAAAAAGACAAACCCGATACCGAGACCAAACAGAAAAAGTCCAAGGACTCTGAAGACTCCGATTCCAAGAAAGGTAAAAAAGATGACGGCGATGATGATAGCGATGACGATAGTGACAGCGACAGTGATGATTCGGATTCTGACGATACGGATGATACTGATGCTTCAACCGATAAAATCGGAAACCTCCTCGCCTCAGTGCAAGAAAAACTCCCAGGCTTAATGTCGCTACAGGAAAAGAATCCTGAAGCCTTCAAAAAGATCATGGGTCTGGTTCACAAGCTTGTCGATATGGCCAAAGCCAAACAGTCAACCAAGAAGTCTGAACTTGTCGGTTTAACCGAAGAGTTGAACAAAGCAATCGCCATTCGTTATCCTGTCGGCACCGTAAAAGGCCGCAAGAAAAAACTTATGGTTGACGGTAAAGCTAAATGGCGTTCTGTCGCCGCAGGTCAAGTGAAGGATCTCAAAGGCGACGTAATTTCCGTTGCATCACATAACGCCAAGGCTAAGTCTGGCACGGAAGGGGTTCGTGAGTGAACAACCAAGCCGCATTCAGATTCAGAGTAGACGTTTCTGCGATTGCGGAACAACTCCGCACGACCAGGGATGTGATCGAAGACAGAGTAGTCGATGCGGTCGAAACCTTGTCGGTAGCTGCTCATGCCCACATTGTAAATCTCGCAAGACAAAAATGGGCAAACGACGACTTCAAAAGACAGTTCTTCTTAGGTCTTGATCGTTACGGTAAGAATGCTCACGGGCAATCTGCGCAAAATCCCGCAATTGACCAAACAGTCAAACACGTTCGCTGGAATAAAGTCACTGATGGCATCTGGGTCGTTGAACTCGACGAGAACATTCGCTGGCTTGAAGAAGGCCGCGAAGAAACATTCATGGGCGAATGGCTTTTAAAGCCTGGCGCTAAGGGCGTCAAGCGAGCCAAAGACGGTTCCTTGTACCGCGCTATCCCCATGAAGCAGACCGAAGGAAAAGCCGACGCCAAAGGTGCTAAGGCAGGATTCGCTGAGTTGATTCGCCAACAGGCCAAGACCCAAAAGATATCGCTCACCAAAATTGAAAAGAACGCAAGCGGCGAACCAAAGTTAGGAATTCTCCACAAGCTCGACATGCACTCTCGCACTCCGCAGCATCAGGCTCCCGACCTATTCTCGAAGCCGCGTACCCAAGCTGCAGCTGAAGAATTGAATAAGGCCTTGGCCAAGATCGGCCAGACCGGACTACAGCCTCACGGCGGTATCTTTAAGCTTGCCGGTGCGGTCGTAAGCCAGCGAGTCAAGCGCAATGGTAAGGGCGAAATCATGCGCGATAAAAAGACCGGCAAAGCCAAAGTCCAGAAAGAGACCGTGGTTTTTCGCGTCATATCTTCAAAACATAAGCTCGAAGGCCGCTGGATGTACCCGCGTGTTGACGCGTTCAATTCTATACAGCAAACGAAAGAATGGGCCGACAAAGAGTGGATCAACATCATCAAAAAACTTGAAGAAAGTTTGTCGGTGCCGTAATGGGAATCCTAGCAACAGACATCCTAATCAAAAGCATGATCGAAGGCGCACTTGCGGACCTTCGCAAGAACAATTGGATTCTGTGGGATATCTTTGACGGTCTCGCGCATGACCCACTCTCTAAGTCCGACTATGGGCAGAAGGAAGCGTCTGCTGCAGTCGAATGGTTCTTGGGCAATGACATTCAAGTCTATCTCAATAATCGAGTCGACACGCCACGCTTCCCGTGCTTCACTATCGTGCGCTTGTCCTCCCGCGAAATGACCGAACGCGCTTCATTGTCTGATGATTCAATGGAGAGTGAAATCTCGCCAGGCGGCATCACGCAGGAAGTTCAAAAGGTTTACCAGACCTTCACGCCAAGCGCGTATAATTCAGTCGATGGAACAATGACTCTCCCTACCGGCGAGAACACTAATAAAATGTTCGTCGGCCAATTCTTGGTTTCTAAGAAGAGCGGCAAAGCATATATCATTCGCAAGTTAGTGGGTCTTACCCAGTTCCAAATTCTGGCGGGTACAACAGACGACTTCACGAACTGTTACATCGCACCACCGACGAGCCTTTGGAATCTTCAGAAGGAACTAGTATTCCTAGACGAAACTTTTGCCATCGGCATGCACGCTGAGTCAAACCTGAATCAAGCCCTTTGGCTTCGTCAGATCGGACAGTACATCATGCTGCGCTACAAAGAAGCGTACCTTGAGCGTCGTGGGTTTGGACTCTCGACATTCAACGTCGGCGATATTCAACAGAATCCACACTTCAACGGCACTGAAATGGTATGGTCATGCATGATGAGCTTAATGGGCCAAGTGCAAGCCGACTTTATCAAGTACGCAGCTCCCAAGTTACAAGGCATCAAAGGCGGCATCTTCATCATTGATGGGCCTAAGACCCCAAAGGCTTATCAAGAGCAAGCCGCAGATCAAGGCTGGGAAATGGTCGGCGATGAGATCAAACGTCGCAATAAAAAATTCAAGGGCGATCTGGAATGAAGAAGATAGCCGTCATCGCAATTCAACATCCGACTGAGCCGAACCTATTCTTGCACGGCCTGCGCCGCGACAATAAAAAGTGGGCATGCGCTGGTGGTCATTGTCACCCAGGCGAAACCGATCACGAATCAGCAACTCGCGAACTCGAAGAAGAAACTGGTCTCAAGGGCGTAAAGATCGAAAAAGTCCATGAGCGCACCTACGGCCAAAACAATATCATTCTGTTTCACGGTGTTCACCCAGCCGGTCAATTGCCTGATGCCAAAGCAGACCCCGACAAAGAATTTGTCACGTTCAAATTTCTAGACCCGAACACCCACGAGAATCTTCACGTACCGACCGAGCACAATATCGTTTCCGACTGGATCAAGAAAACTCCTCCTGCTCCGATCACCAAAGCGTCCGGTAAAATCAAGGTCGAGCCTTTTGTGGTTGAGCCAAGTGCGTTTAATCCTAAGAAGCACGACTTTATCGTGCGGTATCAGATGGGCGGTAAACAAGTTGGATTCTTAGCCGTCACTCACAAGAAAGACGGCATTATGCCGTTCAATTTTGAAGTCAAGCAGAAGTATCAGCGTAAGGGCATTGGCTCAGCGATGGCCTCTCACGCCCAGAAGTTGTCCGGTAAGAAACTTGCTCGTTCACCCGATATGACAGAAGCCGGTCGCGCATTTGCAAACAAATTCATTGGACCGGATGGTAAAATAAAAAAGTCGGAACAACCAGCTCCCGCGCCAGCGCCGATTAACATGGTTCTACAAATTCCTGTTTCGCTTCACGGTAAGACCACCAAGATGACGGTTAAGAATTTTGGCGACATGAACCAGATCGACCATCAAACTATCCAGCGTACCATCGAAGGCCAGAAATTTCACGAGCCAATCGACGCGAAGGATATGATCTTCAAGCCGCATGTGCTAAAGGGCGTTGACGGCAAAGAGATGCACATCCTGCTGGTTTACGGTGCTCCTAAGAAAATTATGAACATGAAAGGCTCAACTCCGTATATCCCCATCGACAAAGAGGATTACGAGAAGTTCAGCAAGCTTGGCCCAGCCCTTACTTCCGAGGCTACCGGCGTCAAATTTCACCCAGCTGAGCTGAAGGCAGGCGATCAGGTCATCAGGACCTATTAGCCTAATCTTTGAACTATGAGCGATCACGACGACATGACCGAAATCAATGGAACGACCGCAGAAGGCGCATATAATTCTGCCGATCAGCCTTCCGCTGATTCCCAAGGAGCTACGCCGGTTTCCAACGATGATAGCAGCAAAGCTGCCGTTTCGTCTGCCGATCATAGCACTACATCAGGTTCTGACGCCAAACTATACGGTGACACCAAAGAAGAAATGAGAAAAAATTCATACATTGCCACAATGCGTCGTGGATTCAAAAAGCCAGTTCAGCCAAAACCAGCTCCGCAGACCCATACTAGCACAGCGGCGGGCTTGCGCGATCAGCCGTCAAATCCGCACGGTCGCATCGTTTTAGCGCCGTCGGCTCAAGCTCCCGCCAAAACTGGCTTCGGAAAAGTCCTGGTCAAGAATCGCTTCTTGGTCGGCAAGAAAGTTGGCGTGAATCCCCAATCTGCCAAACCCGCTGCGGCGCAAGTGTCGCCAGCACCAGCTCCTAAATTGGCACCTGCGACCCATATCGCTGGAATCGAAATTCCGCATGAATTGAAGCAGCATTTTGCAGCTGGCAATGTCATTCCACAAGAACATCCGCTTCGCGAACAAGCTGCAAAGTTTGTCGCAGATGTTTGGCGCAAGAACGTACCGGAAGGCAAGCGCATGTCGCTTAAGCTTTTAGGTATTGGCGAAGAACCTGGCCAAACTCACCCGAATGCAAAGCCTGGATATGCCACGGTCAAAGACGAGCATCCAACCGCAAAGAAGAAGCTTGAGAAAGACGGTGGTCAAGTCCCAATTCCTCCGACTGAAACAACGTCGACCGGACCTTCGTTACAAGAGAGAGGCCATCAAGTTCAACAAGCTATGAGCGGTGGTCTGCCTGAAAAAACCGGCCTAGCGAACGTCGCTCAAGAATTTGGTAATTTATTTGGTAAAGCAGAAGATGATGCAAAGAATGTTTCAGCAGCTCCAGTTGCTCCGGCAGCAGAAGCTCCGAAACCGTACAATCCGAAAACCGAGCGACCCAATCAACGGGCACGCGTTCAAGACGTCAAAAGTCAGCTCATGGCCGACCCTGAAAAGACGAAGGTTTCTCTGAGTACTACGAATTCCAAGCTAGCGAAAGACGGCATTGCATCATTCAATCTGGTTCCAATCGAAACATGTCCTGGTGCTGGCTCGTGCGCAAAATATTGCTACGCCGACACGGGCTCATTTCTTCGCTTCTGGAAAACGACAATGCCTCCCCGCGTGTCGAACTGGCTTGCGTCACAGAAAGAAGATTTCGTGCCAAAGATGGTCGACATGATTCAAAAAGCAAAGACTGCCAAGGGCGCGAAAGCGATCAAGGCAATACGTGTTCACGACTCTGGTGATTTCTATTCGCCTCAGTACATTGACAAGTGGACCGAAATCGCGAAGGCTCACCCTGACGTGAAATTTTATGCGTACACCAAGAGTCATCACCCGAATCTTCGCTCGCGGCTCAATGAACTTGAGAAGCTGCCGAACTTCAACGTCGTTCAGTCAATGGGCTCGAAGTACGATCACTTGATTGACCCGAGCAAGCCGCACGCCGTCGTGTTCCCCGATGAAGCTTCGATGAAGAAAGCTGGATACGCCGATGCCATGGAAAGTGATTTGGCTGCAGCCGATAAGAACAATCGCAAGGTCGGTCTCTATATTCACGGTCAGTACGACAAATCGTACCCTGGTCTCGAAGAGCACATCAAGGGCAATCCTCAGATTCAAAAAGAAGTCATGGAAGCTTTGAAGCACGGCGTTGACACTAAGAAATCGGAACCACTTAGCCTTCGCAGGCTCCTGAAAGCAAGAACCTAATCTATCCTGTATTGAAACTATCTCGTGGAGAGGTGTAGAGTGAACATGAAAGACGTACTGAAACAGGCCCAAGACCTTCTCAAAGTCGCTAAGGAAAATCCCCAGCAATTTGAGGAACTTACAAAGGCTTCCAAAGGTGCCGCTCCCAAAGCTTCTCCTGAGCGTACCGCGCTCGAAAAGCGCACCATGGAAAATCAGCGCAAAGCCGATCTTCGCGACAAGAAAATCAAAAAAAGCGATATTCCTGCTGCAGATCAAGGCGGCGAGATCAGTTCTGAAAAGAAACCGTCGGAACATCCTGACATGCAAAAAGACGCAATGCCCGCGACTAAGCCCGCCGCAGCTGCGCCCATGCATAAAGACGACAAGCCGCATCCTCCTCAATCCGCGCCCGCTGAAGCTCACAATGTAGCTGAAGGCGATGAATCGTTACATCATGCGTTAAAGATCCTCGACACTCCCGAGAAGCAAAAGGCCATGCTCGCCCATTTGCATACGATCCACGGCCCGCAACAAGAGCGTTCACCCGCTAATCGCGTTGCCGGTGGTGTTCCCGCGCAGAAGCCCGCAGCTCCCGCCGCGCCTGCTCCGGCAATGAAAGCTGAAGATATTTTGAATCAAGCGAAAGTTTTGCTCAAAGCCGCAAAAGATGACCCTAAGAAGTTTGAAGAGCTTACCAAAGCCTTCGGCGCACCGGCTCCCGCTGGCGCACCGGCAGCTCCCAAAGCTCCTGGAATGGCAAAGCCCGCTATGCCGAAACCGGCTGGTGCAGGCCCGAAGCCTCCTGGCATGGGTCAACCTGCTATGCCGAAACCGGCTGGCATGCGCATGTCGAAAGAAGAAATTAAAGCTGACTTGGCTAAGCCTTGGAAGCCCAAACACATGAAACAAGGATGCTAATATGAACCAAAAGCGAAAAGAAGAAGCCAAAGAATTCGTAGTTGTTTCAGAAGACGCCTCACCCGCTCCTGTTGCGCAAGCGCCGGTTGCGGCTAAAACGCCTGACATTCCGATTTCTTTTGATCGTTGGTGGTTGCAAACCCAAAGTAAGTACAAGTTCAAACCCTCTCTCAAAGTCGCCGTGAAAAAGCATTTTGAAGCTCGTGGGTTCATGCACTACAAAAAGTTCAATGATGGACTTCGCGACTTTGGATTCAGAACCTAATCTTATTTGTAGTTCGGAGGTATTTTAAATGGCTCAGTCTTATACAACAGATGATGGCATAACGCTAATCGACCCTGGCACGTATGTGTCACTCGCCGTTTTGCAAGGCGTGTCACAAACTGCTTCCGCTGGCGTCGTGACTATCGTTGGTGAAGCTGACCAAGGTCCTGGCTTCCTCGACGAACCAGACTTGTCCGCTGTTCAGTACACTCCTGATCAGTACACGAAAGTTCTCGCCAAATACGGCTCTGGACCCATCGTGGACGCAGTGAACAAAATCATCGACGCAGCAAACGACCCGAACATCTTGGGCGCAGTGTCTTTGATCCGCATCGTGAAAACCAACATGTCCTCGCCTGCAACCGGCTCTTTGATGATCCGCGCAGAAGGCGCTGCTTTGACTCCCGCAACTGGCCCGACGTATGCCAACGCTACAGCTTTGAAACCTGGCGCTCCTGGCAACTTGATCCAGTATCAATCCGAAGTTTTCCAACCTGAAGTTGCTCCGCAAACCGGACTCTTCGCATACGCTCCGGCATTGTCCGGCACTGTGACAGTTGGAATCCGCGAAAACGGTGGAGCATTACTCTCTACCGCGATCACTGCTAAGATGGCTCCTGACGCTCTCGTTTCCGCTTTGGAAAACGTAGCTGCAGGCACATTGGTGAACGGTGGTCATAAGAAATTGGTTAGCACCACTGCTTTAACTTTGACGGCAGCTGTCCTCAGCGCAAAAACTTTGCAAGTCACATTGCAAGCTGGAAGCCTCTGGGCAAACGCTCCTGTAATCGGCGACGTAGCAGTTATCCCTGCTTCTGGCGATTACGGCTCTGCACAAAACTCGTCTATCGCAGGAACCGCGCAAGCCAACGCAGGAACCTACATCGTGACTGGCGTGACCAACACGGTTACCTCGGCTACTTTGACTCTGCAGGCTGTTGCAACGAATGGCGCTCTCGTAGCTGCTACCGGCGCAACCCACGCAGATGACACTGACATTATCCTCTACTCCGAGATCAACATCCAGAACGTCACCGGCACCAGCCGTGACTTCATGCTAGGCGTTTACGGCACATACAATGTGTTGTTAAACAACGGTTCGCAGATCCAGATTCAAACGCCTGCATCGACGTTCTTTAACGCGATCCCACAGGCTGGCGACATCTTGACTGTACCCTCTGCATTCAGCACAGTTCAAGCAGGCTTCTATCAAGTTACCGCAGGTACTTCGACGACTGTATCCGCAACTCGCATCAGCGAAGGTTCTTCTGGAACTGGAACTGGCTCAGTTGCATATGCGTCTGGCGCAGAACCCATCCAACTTTTGCAAGCTGTCTTGCAAGGTGCTGGTAAAACGATGGCATTTGAAGGCGATGTTCACACCATCTTCTTGAATGCTTCCGGAGAAGACGAAGGTCTCTCGAACTCGCAACTCATCTCGGCTTCTGAAGAAATCATGCAGTTGACGATCCTCCAAGGTCTCAGCTACTCCAAAGCTTATCAAGGCGGCGGTAACGTGATTCTCCAAGTCGGTTACGAAGGCAACAGCGCAAGCGTAGTTGTCGGCCCGACCAGCATCCAATTCAAAATTGGTTCGGTTGTTGCATTCACTTGCACTTATCAGCAATTCGTTACGATGTCAGACCTTGTGGCCTACATCAATTCGCAAACCAACTGGTCTGCTTCGCTCGGCTCTGCCCGCTACAGCTCGCAAGCTCCCTCGACTCTTGACGAAGGAACTTATAACGCATCTTCGACTTTGCCGGACGTGATGAACGCTCGTATCAAATCGGATGCATCGAACTGGCAAGCTGCCGTGAATGTTGATACGCTGGTGAACTGGGTTGTCGAAATGCCTGGTCTGCCCGATGCAACTCCGTCCTTCCAATTCTTGCACAACGGTGCGAAAAACGGAACGACTTCTGCCGCTTTCGTGGCCGGTATCGACGCATGCCAACGCCTCGTCACAAATTTCGTGATCACCTTGATCTCGCAAGATGCTACTCTCGATATCGCAGCCGGTTTGACCGACTCGTCTTCGACGTACACCATCGACGCGATCAATGAGTACCTCAGCTCACACGTCATCTTGATGTCTGAGATTGAAATGCGCAACAACCGTCAAGGTTTCGGCTCCAAACAGGATGTTTACTCGAAGATCCGCGAAGCAGCTGGCTCACTCGCCAACTACCGCTTTGCACTTTCGATGCAGCCCGTTCAAGGCGTCAACTCTGCCGGTGCTCCGACGTTGTTCCAACCGTGGATGTCCTCAATCGTTGCAGCTGGTATGCAAGCCGCTGCCGGTTACAAAGGCATCGTGAAGAAATTCGCGAACATCAACGGCCTTGGCGCAGTCAGCGGATGGGACCCGACGTCTCCTGGTGATCGTATCGACGCACTCAAAACTGGACTTCTGTTCATGCAGCCTGTGGCTACTGGCGGATTCCGTTGGGTTTCGGACCAAACGACATACAGTGTCGACAACAATTTCGTTTACAACTCGGTGCAAGCGATCTACGTTTCCGATCTTATCACTCTCAGTCTCATCGACACCTTCGACCGCCAAGTCGACGGGAAATCCGCAGCAGAGATCACCGCACAGGGCGCTCTCAGTATCTTGGACGCTTCAATGTTCAACTACAAGCGCCTGCGCTGGATTTCGGCTTCGTCCGATGCGCCGAAGGGCTATAAGAACGCAACGGCCAATCTCATTGGACCCGCAATGGTTCTGAAAGCAGAGATCAAGCTGAACGGCCTTATATACTTCGTTCCGATCTCGTTGCTTGTCAGCCAAGTAACTCAATCGGCATCGCAATAGGAGCATAACACATGGCACAAGCTAAGATTTTAACAGGTGCGCGGGCCAAGATTCTGATTAACGGAGCCTTGGTCGGTTTGTTTTCGCAATGCACTTGGTCAATCCGCCAAGGGAAAGACCCGCAATTCATCCTCGGTCGGTACAATCCGGCAGAGATCACGCCCACCACTCAAGAAGCTGTTCAGCTGTCCTTGAGCGGTTATCGCGTTGTGAATGCTGGTCCGTACAAGGTCGCCAACGCTACCTTGCTCAAAAATCTTTTGACTGAAGAAGATTTCAACGTGTCTGTGCTCGACCGCCAGACAAATACCACGATCTTTGAAGCTTCCGGTTGTCGCGTTCAAGGTTGGAGTTCAGGCGTTGCCGCTCGCGGCGTGTCGGATATCCGCATTGACATCATCGGAATCAAGGGCGAGGACGAGTTCGGAATCGCACAAGGCGGAGACGACGAAGCCGCATCAGCCGCCAACTTAGACGACGGCACATAATATTTCAAATCAGAATATGGAATAAAAGAGGCCAGGGAAACCTGGCCTTTTTCGTTTAATGGGTAAACGCTGACGCGGGGACAGTCACTGCAGCGCCTAAGCCTTGATTGGCAGGACCTTGCCAAGTCAAAGTCAGACCGATGTTGGTCTGAGGACCTTGGAAGTAAAGCACGTTGAAGGTGTGGCGACCGGCGAACAATTGAACCTGCTTGCTCGAAGTTGCATAGGGTTGCAAGTCAGGCATGTTGATCAAGATCGTGTTGTCGATTGCCAATTCAGAACCATCATCACTGCCTTGCACGAGATTGTAAAGTCCCGTCTCAGGTACGTTGATGTAGCCACTGCAGTCCAGGGCATAGTCTGTGTATCCGAGCAAAGCTTGCTGCGCTGCGGTGAAGCTGGCGAACAAATCATTTGCGCTTTGGTTCGGCACATTCAAGTTTGCAAGTACGGTCGAGAATTTGAAAGTCCCATCGGATAATAGGGTATTCCAATTCACAGTACCATTCTCGTCAGCTTGTTTGATGGAATAAACGTCACACAACAAACCAGGCTGATAACCCGCTCCGTTGGTTCCATTGGTTCCATTGGTGCCGTTGGTGCCGTTGGTTCCATTGGTCCCGTTCGTTCCATTAGTACCGTTGTGGCCAGCTGCGCCGGTAGCACCAGTGGCTCCCGTTGCACCTGTAGCGCCCGTGGCTCCTGTAGCGCCTTGGGCTCCAGTGGCACCTGCAGGACCTTGCGGACCAGCTGCACCATTCGATCCATTGCTGCCGTTGGAACCGTTGGCTCCAGGAGCACCGTTACAAACGATGGATTGGTTTCCGTTGACATTCAAAACTGTTCCACCATTCGGGCATTGTGCCGGAGTAGCGGGCGTTTCCGTCAGCGTGTTACCGCCGCCAGGTGCGCTCATAAAGCGGGAGTCCATTACTCGCCCGCATCCGCTCAACAAAACTAGACTGAGTGCTAAGATGATTTGTTTCATTTGTGATTCCTTTCTAGAAATCAAAGCCGACGGTGCCGAGCACTGTCTGGTTGGTTTGCCCTTGAATACCTACACTCAAGGATTCGTTCAACATGCGTTGATACATCGCGCCGCCCACAGGACCACGGATTAAATCCACGCGGTTGTTCTGAGGTTGGTCGATTCGGGTCGGACCTAATCCGCCCAACAGAGAAATGCGGTTTTTCTTTTGAACTTTCTTAGTGACCGTTTTGGTCACATAGATAGTGTGGTCGACAGGTTTTTCAACGATCACTTCGACCGGCTTCTCAACGATTACTTCCTTGACTACGGTCTTTGTGATCACTTTAGGTTTCTGTTGCTTGCACTTCGGCTCGCAGCATCCACCTTTGTTCACGTTGATGTTGATGGTGTTTCCGCTCTGAGTGACGGACTTCTCTTCTGCATGTACCGCTAACGAGAACAGGGCTAAAATTAAAAACTTCTTCATAAATCCTCCATTGGTTTAAAGCAAATTCAGTGTAACGCAAAACAGTTGACTAATCAAGTCAAATAACAAACGTAGAAATAAAGTCGCGAATCTTGTTTTCAATCCGATCACTGTAAGTCAAGTTGGTGCCAGCTTTGATGCCAAGCATATACCCAAACAAACGATAGATATCAAGCAAGTTGACGTCCTTATGTGGCTCCGCAGCGCGAACTCCGCCGTATGGACCCTTGGTCACATAGATCATGCCTTCTTTATTCAGATGGCAAACGATCTGGTGAAGAAAATTCTCCGTAGTGCCGAGCACCGCAGCCAAGTCTTTCACTCGGCGCGGCTTGTCGTCAGGGAGATTTTTCAGGAATTTGATAAGGTCGACCGATAGCCGAACCTTCTCAGGCATCTTCATCTTAGCTCCGTGTGGGCTCTCCAAAATTATCGACGAAAAACTTGACCACGCACCTGGGTAACAACGCATGATTGTATTTGGCGTGCTCGGCCCTAGCCGCTGCATCTTCCAACATCAGACGCTCGGCAGCGTATTTGCGGGCCTGCTCTTCACGCTCATTTTCTTCCAGCTTACGAATGCTGTTGCCGATCCCATCATAATCCACTAAGACAAATCCAGGCTTGACCACTTTTTCAAGGCTCATGTTCGTGGAGAGTGAATAGAAATACTCATTCACTTTCGCGTCGATGGCATACTTCTTAGCCTTTGGGAATTCCTTGCGAACCAATCGGCGGTAGTTGCGTCGCAACTCTTTCAGATCAGATTCAGCGAAGAAGACGTAACCCGTGTATGCGCGGTTATTGTGGATGACGGCGAGATTCTCCAATAGTTGCTGAAGAGGATATCTTAAATCCTTCGCCGACAATTTGAGTGCTTTAACCATTGTTTACCTCCGAGGTAAGTTTACTTAACAGGTTCACTATACAACCACGCCCGACAATCATCAAGCGTTTTCTGCAGCGCGTCCTTATCGTTGAGTTTACGGTTCCGGCCAGAAGGATGCGGAAGTTCGTGAAACTCCAGGCCTGTCTGCTCAATACCCCACGCCGCTAGCTTACCCAGCGGAATGATTTTGGGCATATCCGTTTCATCCATAAGTGCGAGGTGCTTTTTCAGATCCGCGTCAGACTGCTTTTCAAATGCCGCGTTGAGTCGGTTTTCGCTTTGGAGCTTGGCGCTCAAGATCAGCGTCGCGAGCGGCTGCCCGTGAAACATTTCGGCGCTCTTCATGCATACGTTGAAGAAAAATGTCTGAATGTCGATATCCTTCTTTTTGATCTGCGAAACTTCCTTTGTCACCGTGTCGCTGATGTTCAAAAATCCACAATCTTCAGGTTTGATCCCGAGGATATGAATCCACGTCTTTAAAATCTCGCCGGACTGAGTTCCTTCAAAAGGAACCGTCGCGTCGGTATTTTTCGGTGATGGGTTTGCGCCTATGAACAAAACCTTCATTTGGCCATTTCCTTCATCATCGCATCGGCATAGGAAAACGCACCGACCGCAACCTGATCATAGATTTCGCCAATGCCATCGTTCGTAACGGGAGGATGCTTGGCAATAATCGCCGCCATAGCAACTTTGGCCAATTCCAACCGCAAAGCCTTCTGCTCTTTATTCAACTTTCTCGGCTTAGAGATCGTCGAGTGGTGTTGTGTCTCCATGGTCCTCCCTTACTGGTTTAACGCGGAAGCCTGGGTCAATCCCCTTCGACTTCAAAAACGTGTGAAAGCCTTCCAAAATCATGTAAATCTGAGCTTCCTTACCATCTTCCGGCAAGGTGTGCGTTTCATGGAATACGCGAAGTGCAGCGAGTTTGATCGCGCCAAGTTCGTGCGGGCCAATGACGAGCACGTCTTTTTTATTCACCGGATACTCCACAGTAAAGGAAACCACCAGGATCTTCGCCAAGGCTTGGGCGGCACGTGTGGCAGTGAAGGCTACGATCTGCAGGAAGTTCCGCGTCACAGCTCTTGCACTGTGACTTCTGTGGGACCATCGCCCGCGAGAATTGATCGGCCTTGACCAGCTCCATACCCTGTTCGGCGGTGATAAGCTTGATGGGCACGATGGACGGCTTGTCGAGGCTATCCTTGACCTTCACCGAAACGAAATGCAGAATTTCAATGGGCTCGGCTAAGGGCTGGGCCGTCTGGCCGATGCCGCCTGGTAGGGCATCAATAACCGTCACGCGCTTGACCACTTCGTCGTGGTCTTCGGGCGGCGGTGGAATCACTGGATTGTCGAACAATTCTTGCTGATCCATACACCCTCTTTGTTAAATGCAAGGCCCGTTCTAACCGGAACCGGCTTTGATGCCGGACTTATGGGTCGGGGGACCTATCCATCGCCTGGTTACACCCAGGACACCTTGCTAGCTCAATATCTCGCAGTTGACTTAAAAAGTCAACTTTTATTTAAGTCCTTGTTTCAATTTGAGATTGGCCAAATCTCGCTCATTCAAAGGCCCGATTCCGACGCGTCGCGGCATACCAAGATCAATCCAGAGCTTGAAATCCTCCGCGCTCGGGTTAGAGTACGGCGACCAATCCATTTCGGTGCGCTTGCCGTCTTTGGTGACGAAATGGTCAGTTTTGCAGTTGTCGGAAGAGACTTCCAAGTCGTAACTGTACACGAACCCTTGGTACTCAAATCCATCCAATTCTTTGTTTCCAAACATGGGCCACCTCTGACACAGTATGCCATTCTTGACCGGCCAAGTCAACTACCTTCAGAACCTAATCTTCTGAGTGACTCGGAATGGTTCGAGTCAGCTACACGGGTAGCAACGGCTCACCAGGCCGAGGTATAAAAGTGGCAAACGCACCGGATCTACGGGAGCAGCAGTGGCTGTCCGTTTTCCTTTCACCTATTGCAGTCGCGAACTCCGTTATCACGGTGTCCGACACGTTTGGCCTACACCCTAAAGCACCCATCGTACTCACCGATCTTTCTGGCAACGCTCAAGATTTTGAGATCAAGCGCGTTCTAAACGACACCCAAATTCAAGTTGGTTCAATCGGGACGGGAATCACCGGACCATATGCCAATCCAGTTGCGTTTAACGGCGGAACGCTCCAAATGGGCGAAGTTAACCGCAACAAGTTCGGGTCTGAGCTGGTCCTTCGCGCCGTTTACCAAGAAGAGCCCGCGACCGCCCTGCGCAATTTGCTAGTCAATAAGTATGGCGCTCCAATCGACACAAGCCTTGATGCCAACGGCAAAGTCCGCATCATCGTTGATACTGGCACGCCCGCCGATCCGCTGCCCTATACTGATGACGTTAAAATCGTCTACGGCGCAAACGGCAAGGCAAGCCAGTACCAGTTCTATCTGGCAACAGTTTTGAAATACACGGTCGATGTGACATACAACACGGCCAATAAACCCATAGACTATCAGACCACGGTGATTTAATGGCAGGCACGACGGCTCCAAATCCAGTTCCAACAGACGACGATGAATTGGTGTTGAACCCCATAACCAAGAAATTGGATATGGTGCGCAACTTCAATGCAGATCGAATTGTGACCGCGACCCTTAATCAGGCTGGTCAACCGCGCATGACTTTCGACGTAGCAAGTAACTCTCAAATACCAGACGGGCCGACGGTCGTAATTGACAATGACGGCAACGTAGTGACGGTGGGGTAAATGTTCCATAAGGATTTAGCGGGCACGGATCTTCACGGCCCATCACAACAGATTGTTCAGAACGACACTGGCGCGACCATTCCTGGTCCTTTAAAGTGCGTCAAGTTCGTTGGCATGGGTACTCTATACCCCGAGGTTGCGGTTGCAATCGGCGGAGTAGACGTCGTTCGCGGTGTAACCCAAGCAGCAATCCCGACAGGCATGGGCTCATACATTTGGTGCCTTGGCTTCATGTACAACGTGAACACTGCAGCTTGGGGAGTCGGTACCTTTCTGTTCTGCGATGCGTCCGGCAATTTATCCACCACTCCTCTCGGACCAAAGATTGCAACCGTCATTGCTCAAGATGCAACGGCTGGCGTACTCTTCCTCGAAGGCCCGAATAGCACAGGCGGTGGTGGTTCAGGTGATGTTGTCGGACCAGGCTCATCGACCGACAAAGCTATCACCCGCTGGAATGGAACGTCTGGCAACTTGATCGAAGACTCGAAAGCGATCCTTCAAGATAGCGGAGCAATCCAAGCTCAGGCATTTGCCTTCAACCGGCAAATTCTTGCAGATGTGACGGTTCCAGACAAGTACTCGGTAATCAGCACTGATGTTGAATTGATTTCGGGCGACATAATTTTACTCGGCGACGCCGAACTTAAACTGATCTAGGAGATACCATGGCAAAAATTACATTTAACGAATTATCAGCCACACCGACCCCGCCAGACTCAGGCCTGATCAGTATGTATGCCAAGACAGACGGCGTTGTTTATGTCTTGTCGGCACTCGGCGTAGAAACTGCAATCGGTTCTGCCGACGGTATCACTAGCTTGACGGGCGATGTAACAGGCACTGGTCCTGGTGCAGCTGCTACGGTCGTAATATCGGTTGGCGGTCAGTCCGCAGCTAACATCGCGACGGCAACTCTTCTCGCAAATGCTGCAACTCCAGCCAACACATTCAGCGAAATCGTTCGCAGGGACTCATCTGGTAACTTCGTAGCTTCTACGATCACGGCCAATTTAAACGGTAATGCCGCGACCGCAACATCTTCGCTAACGTCAGTAAACTGGAGTGGCTCGCTCGGCGGTGACGTAAACGGAACTCAAAGCACGACGGTTGTAATCTCGGTCGGCGGTTCATCTGCAGCAAATATCCACGCAGCTGAAATTCTTGCTAATGCTGCAACTAGCGCAAACACTGGCAATCAGATTGTTCGCCGTGACGCATCTGGCAATTTCGCAGCCGCAGTTATAACTGCTAATTTAATTGGTAATGTCACAGGCAACGCATCCGGCTCCGCAGCATCCTTCACTGGCTCTTTGGCTGGAGATGTGACCGGAACACAAGGTGCAACCGCAATCGCTTCCACAGTCGTAACCGGCAAGCTCTTGACTGGCTATGTAGTTGGTAGTAATATTGCATTGTCGGCTACAGATTCTATATTGCAAGCTTTCGAGAAGTTGCAAGGGCAGATCGGCGCGACAGTCGGATCGTCGATCACGTCTCTTACAGGCGACGTGACAGCTACAGGCCCAGGAGCTGCAGCTGCAACTGTTACTGGAATCCAAGGATTCGCTGTAACAAATTCCGTTCCGTCAGATACGCAAATTTTAGTTTGGAACAGCACCGCATCGAAGTATCAGCTTGTGTCGTTATCTTCCGATGCAAGTATGAACCACTCCGGTGCGGTGACTGTTCTTTCAGTTGGAGGTTCGTCTGCAGCAAATATCCACTCTGCAGAAGTCCTCGCAAATGCGGCCACGGCCTCAAACACCGCAAGCCAAATCGTTCGCCGAGACAGCTCTGGCAACTTTGTAGCGTCCACCATCACAGCCAATTTGGTCGGTAACGTAACCGGCGCAGCCTCCTTGAATGTATTGAAATCCGGCGATACGATGACTGGCGCATTGACCATCAACGTCTTGAGTGCAGATGCACTCTTAGTTGGTGCAAACACACTGGTCGTAGATACGAACGACAATCGCGTAGGCATCAATCAACCGACGCCCGCTCAAGCATTAGACGTGATCGGAAATGGTTTGTTCTCTGGAACTGTCACCGCCTCTAACGTATCCGGCTCGAATACTGGTGACATCACTATCCTCAACACCAATTCGATTCACCTTACGCTCACTGGCCAACAACTTAGTGCGAACCTTCAACTTTCCTCCGACGCAGCCGACGTTTCTAGCATCTTGGCTTCTGTCAGTATTCACGCAAATGGATTGTTCGTTGAAGTTCCGGTCGATGTACCTGTTCAAATTGGTACGTCAAACGGCGTCGGTTCATCTCCTTCAGGCGCTCGCGCTGATCACGTCCATGCTCACGGCAATCAGACAAGCCCAACCTTACACGCTGTCGCAACTGAGACCGCCAACGGTTTTATGTCTGCAGCAGACAAAACGAAGCTCGACACGATCTCGCCCACCGTTGGAACAGATGCTCAGATCCTGATTTCAAACGGAACCGTCTTTGCACCGCAGACAGTATCTGGTGATATTACGTTAACTGACACTGGCGTTACGACAATCTCGGTCGGTGCAGTTACAGATACCAAAGCTTCTCTGGCCAACAAGCCAGCTGTAGCAGTTGTCGCGACCGCGAACATCGGCCTAAGCGGATTCCAAACCATCGACGGTGTTACAACTGCCGATAATACGCTCGTCTTATGTACTGCGCAAACGACCCCTGCTCAGAACGGTCCTTGGCAAGCCCACGTCGGCGCTTGGACTCGCCCGTCTTGGTACCCCACTGGTGGAACCACTCAGTCATTCCAGTTCATCACGACGCTGGTGCGCCTCGGAACAACCTACGCTGGCTCTGTCTGGAGACAAACCACCGCAGCGCCTATCACTATTGATACGACTCCGACCACTTGGGTTACAACACGCTTTGCACTGAGCGCAAGCACTGTCACCGGCATTTTACCGAACGCAAACACGACTGCCGATTCAGCCGACACTGCAAATGCAATCGTAACTCGCGACGCATCGGGCAATTTCGCAGCGACCATGATCACGTCTAATCTGACTGGTAACGTAACCGGAAACGTATCCGGCTCATCTTCTACTTTCACAGGCTCGCTTGCTGGTGATGTTGCGGGAACTCAAAGTGCAACTCTCATTCAAGCGAATGTAGTCAGCAATTCTAAACTGGCTCAGATGGCTGCCCACACTCTAAAGGGCAATAACACTGGTGCGACAGCGAACCCCAGCGACCTATCTGTCGCCAACGTCGCAGCCATGCTATTATATGTTACAACAGTCGGCGCAATCGACGGTAATGGCGCAGCTGCAAACGGTTTAAGCATTGACGCAGCCAATAACATCTACGCCCAAAGCGCAAGTGTTTCAGCTCCTGGCATGGTCAACATTTCGACGCAAAGTTTCGCGGGAAACAAAACATTCACCGGCACTTTAGCAGTCACCAATACCGCACTCGCCGCCCTATCCGTCAATTCAACAGATTTCGTTGTTGATGGAACTAATCACGCGGTTGGTATCGGAACAGCTCCTGCTACCAACGCAGTACTCGACATCGTAAACAGCTCTGGCGTAACAAAGGGCGTTCAAGTTACTGGTTACGGCTCCAATGTCGGATTCCGTGGAAGACAAGCCGCTGGAACCATCGGAAGTCCTTCAGCTACCGTTGCTGGAACTACTTTGACCTTCTTCAGCGGTCGCGGGTATGGCACGTCTGCCTTCGCCGCATCTTCGACTGGTATTATAAATATCGTCGCCGACGAGACATTCTCGACAACCTCAATGGCGACGTACATTTCATTCAGCACCACGCCAACCACTACAACCACATCTTCTGAACGCATGCGCATCAATTCCACTGGTCGCATCCTCGTAGGTACAACCACAGACAATGGCGTTGAGTTGATGCAGATCAACGGCGGCATGGTAGTGACTGGCTCTGCAGGTTCTGGATATACTGGCCATAATTCACAGTCAGCAGCTCCTGGCACTCCCACGAGCGGCTTCAGACTCTTCTCGGATTCAATCGGTCGTTTCGCTTGGAAGGGCACGAATGGTTTCGTAAGAACCTTTGATGGCTCTGCAAACACCGCAGACCGCATCTATGTGTTGCCCGATACGAACGATCAAATCGCAACAGCTCAGATGACTACGGCTTTAAAAACTGCCGTTGTAGCTCTGGTTGACGGCGCAAACATCGCAACCGACGCCTCGAAGGGTAACACCTTCACGGTCACTCTCGCGGGCAATCGTAATCTTTCGGCTCCAACCAATCCTGTCGACGGTCAAAAGATCACATACCGCATAACGCAGGATGCTACAGGTGGACGCACTTTGTCATTTGACCCAGTGTTCACATTCGGCCTCGATATCATTTCTGTGGTATTATCTAGTGGTGCAAATAAAACCGATTACATCGGCTGCATCTACAATGCTGCCCAGAGCAAATGGAACGTGGTTGCAGTGAGTAAAGGATTCTAAGATGTACAGGTACCGATTCATTAATAAACACGTGCAGTTCGGAGCAACGAACTACACGCTCGTTCTGGAGGATCTTGAAGATGGCATGCCCATGGTGCGCGTAGAGAAGTCTTTTAAGATCGACCCGTCACAAATTGATGATTCGTTTCTGTATTCGCAGGCAGCTCCAGAAATTATTTCAGCGACCAACGCCTACAATCAAGCGCAAGCTGACTTGGCGGCTCAAGCAGACTCAGGAGATCAATAATGGCATTCCTAATCAACAATAAAACAGGAAACATGTCTGCAGCTGGCACTTGGAGTGCGGCGGATACAACATCGTTTCAAGATTCTGAAGCGGCATCATCAGCAAGTACGACGTCGTGGGTAGCTAGCCAATCGTTCGCTCCTGGCGCTATCACGATAGATGCTTTAGCCTTAAAAGTTCTGTCGCACACTTTGTTAGGAAACGTAGCTGTAAAACTTGGAAAAAACGGAACCGTTACAGCAATTTCAATCGCCAACCCCACGCACGTTGTTTCGGCAAATCACGGTTTAGTAACTGGAGAAGCTGTCTTACTCGCAGGTACAAACTCAACGCCCGCATTGACCGGCCCTTACACGGTCACTGTCCTAGACGCCAATACGTTCACGGTACCAGTCAGCGTAACAGTTGCTGGTACAGCCGGAACTTGGCAAACACCACTAGCCAATATCGCGTCGAACACTCTAGTCGCCGTTCCAGTATTTACGACAACTGCCGCTCACGGATTTACGGCTGGTTCGACCCAGATCACGATCAAAGGATCAACGGCTACTCCTTCATTTAACGGAACGTATACTGTTGCGACCACGCCCACCGCAACCACTTTCACTCTCACTGGCGCACCGAGCGCAGTCGGAGGAGTGACGGGCTTAGGATTCTACAATATATCTGGAGTAGCAGATACGCTCGTCGTCGTAGCTGCAGCTGATCTATCGACTGTCAACGCTACGTCTAACAACGGGTTCGCACAGTTCATCTTGCCTTCGAGCGTAACCCTGAACGCTGGCACAAATTACACTTTACAAATTTCTGGCACAACGGCTGGTAACATAACACCATACCGCTCTGCAACTGCCGGTGATTGGGCTCGAATCCTGCGCACCACGACCAATCAAGCTCCCGCATCCGGCGACACAATGTATATCGCTGGCGATCATACGAGTCCTGGTGTTTTGAATTCATATACCGTGACCATGGACAATACCAATACGACGTCTTGGGGAGGTTTGCAAATCGCCGACCTAGGTACCTTCGCGTATGGTACAGCTGCCTCGACCGCTTATTACTTCAGAATTGCCAATGCTCCCACCGTTTATTCTGGCGCAACATTCAACATCGGAACAGCTGGCACTCCAATGCCTTCAACCAGCACAGCTCAACTAGAAATCGTTTGTGCGTCCAACGTACAATTCGGATTGGAAGTTCGTTCTGGCGGTATGATGAACACTGGCGGGAACGTAATCACGAATTCTGCACTGTTAGCTGCAGACGCCTCTGTGTCGGCAACCTCTCTTACTACTAACGTGGCCACTGGATGGAAAAACGGTAACGTCATCGCACTAGCGGCGACTACTCAGACACGCTTACAGAGCGAAGCTAAAGCCTTGACCGCAGACGCATCTGGAACTACGCTGACGATCACAGGTCTCACCAACGCGCATGGCGGCGGTGGAACAGCTGGTGTTGTAGCAGAACTTATTAACTTGACACGCAACGTGCAAATATTCAGCTTGAGCACCACGCTTCAAACTTATGTCCACTGCGCACTTGCATCAGTCGTAGATTTCGAGTCCACAGAATTTTTCAACATGGGTTCGGCAACTGCATCGAAGCGCGGCATAGATTTGGATACGACCACCGGCTCAGCTACAATCAATAACTGTTCGATTCACGACTTCAACGTGGCAAGTTCGACAGGCATCAACTGTAACGCTGCTGCCAACGCCAATATCTCTATCAGCAATACGAATCTTTATAATATCGTAGGCTCTGGCGTAATTACAACAGGTGGAACAGCCACAAGCGTTTCGATCAACAACGTCATCGTGATTCTGTCCGGCGCATCGTGCTTTTCACTTAGCAATCTGTATGGAACCATCACAAATATCACTGCCGTATCTGGCTTGACTCAAGGGATGGTCGTTGCGCAAGCGCAAACTTCTGGCGTAATGGGCACGATCAACAACTTGACAGCACACTCGAACACTGGCGTAGGACTCAACTTTGCCGGTATCACAAACTTCGGCAACAACCCATACGGCTATATATCGAATCTCACGTCGTGGCGCAACTCTACTTACGGCATGGTCATAGGTAACACCTTCGATACGATATTCGACACAGGCACGATGTTCGGTAATGCCACGGCCTGCGTTCAGTATAGCAGTTCGACGGGCAATACCTTCCTGCGCAATTTAGTATTGAACGCAGGAACTACTCTCGTGACTCCAGTCGGAATCGCGGTGGGTAATGATACGAAAGAATCTTACATCGACAATTGCACTATGGGAGTCACTACTCAGTTTGCGACTGGAGATGTTCAAATATCCGCAGCCAACATTTACCCGCGCTTGTTTTTCCGCAACTGTATTATGAATTCCGCCACGCAGGTTGCAACACCTGGAAATATGATCGAAGGTGGGCAGATCAGCTCGGCTCGCCATCAACAGACCGCTGGCAACCATATGACGTGGAAGAAGTTTGGCACAACCAAACCCGACACTATAATCTGGAACAAAGCCTCGCCTTCTGAGCGCCTGACTCCCAGTAACGCTGCGAATAAAATTCAGAGCGGGTACAAAAAGATCGCGGTTCCTAATGGTCAAACAGCGGTGATCAACGTCTTTGTTCGCAAGTCGGTTGCCGGTGACGGAACGGCCTACAACGGAAACCAAGTGCGCTTGATTCAACGAGCGGACGCGGCTACGGGCAACAACACCGACGTGGTATTAGCTTCGTCAACTAACGCTGCTAACGGAGCCTTCCAACTCCTTACGGCAACAATAGCGGCAGTGACGGATGATTGCGCGGTAACTTTTTATATAGATGCTGATGGCACAGCTGGTTGGGTAAATGTCGATGACTGGAGTGTAAACTCCTAGGAGATGATGTGAATGCAGTAGATCCACAAGGTGGTCAGAAATATTACACTGACGGCAGTCCGGTTGAGGGAGTTCGATTCGAGCCCAGTCAAACCGGAACCCAGCAGTATTGGTTTGAAGGTCAACCAGTAGTTGATATGACTCCCGCGTTGAATGCCGATACGGGCAAAATGTTTTTGGTATTCGAGTAATGGCAATCAATCCAGACGGTTCATCGACCTATTTTAATATTAGTCAACCAGTGTACAACAAGTGCTTGAGCACCGTACAAAAGGCCCAGGCTATCTGGGTCGTTATGATTGCGGAATTCGCAGCTGAGAATTTGGCAATGGGCATCACCAGTGCGCAAGCCGCAGCGGTTGGAGCTGCACTTAATCAGGTTATGGTCTACGGCTCTGAAGGTTCACTAATTCTAGCTTACAACGCATTGAGTAAAGTAGTAGTTACCCCCGATATGGCTCCGTTTTTAACCCCCGACCGCATCCAATGGATGAGGAACAAAATGATTCAGGTAATCTCAAGTTTATGAAAACAATAACTGTCGTATTCTCGAAAGCTACAACGTGGTTCGCACCGTTCTCTTGGGCGATCATGGCATCGGAAGGAACCCCCTACTCACACGTCGCCATCAAGGTGGTAGACGACACAACGGGCCTACCAGTCTATTACCAAGCAAGTCATACGTTCGTCAATGCAATGATCGAAGCAGAGTTCTTGGCCGCTGAAAAGATCATCTATTCGTTCGATTTCAATGTTGACCCAGCCATCGACAAGGATGCCAAGACATTCGCTGAGAGCAAGCTCGGCGTGCCCTATGGAACCATCGGATGTTTGGGTTTAGCACTCGTTCAAATGGCCGCTTTTGTTGGCTGGAAAATCCACAATCCCTTCAGAACGGTTGGCGATACCTATTGGTGCAGTGCGTTCGTCGCGGCACTTCTTGAGAATGCCAACTGCCTCCAATCCAAAGAGATCCTGGATGATTTAACGCCTAAAGACCTGTATCCATTGATAAAATCTCTGCCTCCCGTCTGGGGTCAGTCGAATACCTAATCTTTTACCTGCGAAGTCAACTATCGCGGGGAAATTATGAGCGACGAACGTCTAGAACGCATGGAATCCAAATTGGACAAAGTAGTCGATCAATTAGGGCAACTGAATGTTACCCTGTCGCGTAATACGGACTCTTTGGAATACCACGTCAAACGCACAGACATTCTCGAAGCAGAAATCCATCCAATGAAAGCGCACCTTGCGCACATCGAAGTTAAAAAAGCGGCCAGACAATCAATTATGCACTTCACAAAATGGGCAGCCTCAATCGCAGCAGCTGCTACCGCCGTCGCCGCATTCGTACTCAAACTCATGGGTAAAATGTAATGTGGCAAAAGATCAAAGAAACTTTTAATAACTGGAACAGAGACGGATTTCCACTCCCGATGGCCAGAGACCCCAAGACCGGCAAAGGTTCGGTCACAGTCACATCGTACTGGATCTCTTTAAACCTCTGCGTACTCTGCGCACTTCTCTTTATCGTGTCTGTGATCGCTCACTTGTCCAGCGACTTCGCTCCAGGGCCTGAGACGCAGACCGCAATTCAGAACGCTGCGTCATATTCGCTGCAACTATTTTTGGCGTGCGGTGGATTTTATCTCGGTCGCAAAATGCAAGGCGATGGCAAGTCCATGAGCGTTGACGGCGACGACAAGAAACAAGACTAGTTCTGACCTTCCAAATCATCTTTCAATGACTGCAGCGCGGCCAGACACTTAATCTGAGCGCCGATGTCCACAGCAAGCTTCTTGAGGACGCCTTGCCACTTACCCTTATTCTCGGGCTTGGCGAATTGCTCGTGGTACTTTTCGATGTGAGTGAAGGCAGTCATAAATTCGGAATACATCATAAAGCAATGCACCGTGTTAAGTGCATCTGCCAGCGCGTCATGCGGCTCACCGTACTTCGGGTCCCATTGACGACCAATGCGCTTCAGGTACTCGCGCAGCCCACCGGCAACGTCACCCTTCAGAACGATTGAGCGAATCTGACAAATGGTCTTGACGTCAATTACACGATGTCCCATAAAATTTTCTTCTTGAACACTGGACTGCTTGTAGATTTCTTTTGCATCATTCGAGTCGCCAGATCCCCAAACGACGGGGTTGCGGAACACTTTATTAGTTTCTGCGAATTGTTTGAGGAGTCTATAAGCCTGTTCAGGCGTAAGTCCACCATCGACCTTCTCCTGTGTTATGCGAGTGAGAGTAGTGATCTCGGGATTGAGTTGTTCGCCAGGGTTCACGTAAGCTGCCACGCGATCAAGAATCTCGCCGGTCAGAGGATCGAATGCAACTGCTCCGATCTGAATGAGTTTGCCGGACGGTTGATTCATTTCACAGTCGATAGCCATCAGTTTCATTTACGAGCCTTCCGAGTTTTAGCGACACGCTTCTCAGATTTCTTGTCGAGAATCATCACGCCTTCTTCGCTGAAGCCAGACACCATTGCTCCAACCACACCTTCTTGGACTTGCTTATAGGTCGCGACCTGGACCAGAGTGCCAACGATCAACGCTACGCTGAACGGTACATGAACGTCGATACCTTCGAGAGGCATCAGGTATACGGTGACCTTAGAACCATCCCAGTAAGCGCCAATGAGGTTTACACCAGCTGCAGCGAGCTTCTCAGAGACTGAGAAGTCAAGGTCAAGCTTCCCACCCGCGATCACTCTCACCGAGAAAGGAATCACAATGCGACTGGTCTTACCGCCGACGAGAATCATCTCTTTGGCAGCAACTGTTCCAGGTGTCGGGTCCGATGGCGGAGGTGCGAAGAATTCAATGCGGCTGCCGGACAATTCTTTGATGAGAGGGTTTTTGCCTACGACGATCATTTGCGGACTCCAATTTCCACGCCGCCGACTTGCACAGTCTGACCGCCTAGAAGCATTGTTTCAAGTTCACGGAACTCCAAGCGACGAAACAAAGCACGAGCTTGTTCGACACGCGGACCACCATACTTGCACCAAAGTTTTAAATCGACTTCGCCCATGGGCGTTTCGAGGAACGATACGAGCTTCTTTGCCAAGAATACATCCTTCTCGGATGCCTTGAGCTTAGCCTGATTCGCGCCCTTGACCAGACCAATGTTCTGGTAAATGGATTCGAGTGTTCCGAATTCACCAAGGAGCTTCGCAGCACCTTTGTCGCCGATTCCTTTGACACCCTTGATATTGTCAGCTGTGTCGCCAACGATAGAGAGGTAGTCGAGGAACTGCTTCGGAGTTACACCGTAGCGCATTTCAACAGCAATCGGGTCGATCAACTCACCTTTGGAAATATTGAACATGGTGACCGTAGGACTGATCAGTTGGCAGAAGTCTTTGTCAGAGCTGACGATCACAGAGTGAATGCCTTGCTCAGTAGCCTTCTTGCAAAGCGACGCAATCGTGTCATCGGCCTCGTAGCCTTCATACTTCACAGTCGGATAGCCCATGGCCTCCATCAGCTCTGGCAAAATCTGAATCTGGATTTTGAGATCGTCAGGCGGCTCGGTGCGATTAGCCTTATATGTAGGGTCCAAATTCTTGCGAAGGTTCTGACCGCCGCCTTCCATCGCGAAAGCTACAAGGTCCGGCTTGTGATCGCGCATGATGCTATGGACCATGCGAACCAAACCGTGAAGGCCTTGCACTGGCATACCGTAGGAAGTGGTCAATCCTTCCGGTGCGTAGAACGAGCGATAGAAAATGTTTTGCGTGTCAAAAATGTAAAGCTTCATGGGACTCCTATTTAGTATGTCGAGCTTTTTCGATTTCCCAACTGGTATACGTGTGTTTCGATGATTCTACAATCTTTTTCTTCAACTCATACCACTGGCCCGCGAGAGCATCCTTCTGATCTTTGGTCAGAAAGTTGTTCTGCTCATCGTAGCCTTCAGCCGCGAGCAGGCAGTACTTCATCAGCGTCGGCCCAAGCATGAGTACCTTCGGCTTCGCCCGACCCATTGTGGATTCAGTGCAGAGCATTTCACAGAACTCATTGTACCGTTGAAATAATTTGACTGTGCTCTCGGCTTTGAGCGCAACCTCATCCGGCGTAACCCACGGAGACTCAATGACAGATTTGTCAATAAAGCCAGCGACCAAGTTCGCCAAGATGACCTTCAAAAGAATTTGTTCCCTCGGGACGAGCCCGAGTACATGGACGCGTTTTTCAGTGTTCACAAACACATAATACCACAGAAGCCTAATCTCGCAAGTATCAAATGAAATTGTTGTATTATGCTTTGACTGCCCAGTGGGTCATTACGCGTTTGAACTGACAATTTCGTCAATCCAGATTCATAATGTCACACTTTACAATGCTTTACAATAACGGAGGTAACCCGTGGATACAATTAAACAAATCAGCCTAGACATAACTGGTGAAAGCACTAGACACGTCTATCAAGGCAAATTCAGCATCGAGACTGTTCTTGATCGCCGTGCGAACTTCGCCGCCGACGAGCGCCGCAGAATGCTGATCGGTGCAAACCCGACAGGCGTGGCTCCGTCCGTGATGGGCGAGGCATACATGCTCGGCCAACTCTTCGTGCGCATTGTCGAAGGCCCGAAATGGTGGACCGACTCCGACAACGGCATTGAGCTGAAAGACGCCAATGTGATCGGCGAACTCTTCCGTCTTGTGACGCTCAAAGTCGAAGAGCGCGACGCAGAGATCATCGGCAATGGCAAGCAAGCTGTTGAAAAGCTTACTAAATCTGCCAAGAAAATCACTGCCAACGAAGGCGAAGCCGAAGACTAAACGATGAGCAATCCCGCCGTCATAAACGCGCTGCGGGTAATCGCTCTCGCTGAAGCCGATGAGCAATCACCAGAGGCGTGGTACAAATCGAAATGCCGCTGGTTCTCACGTGAGTTCCACACACCTCTCAAGGAAGTGGAAGCTTATCCGATTGAATACGTGCTGCGTCATTATTACGAAGACCACTATTGGGCGCTCGCCAGCGGCTCAGATGAAGACGCTCAGCACTTAAACCAGATCATAATCAATACCTTGGCCGTGGACAGCCCGACGTTCAAAGAAGAGATGGCTCAAGTTGAGGCAGAGGACGATGATTGGTATGAGCAAGAGATCGCGGCCTTGCATGCCAAGAGTTTGAAGCAAGACCTTGAAATCGCTCAGAAAAAGATCAAACCGGATTCAAATGGCATCCTTATAGACAAGCCTAATCTTTCAAAGGACACGAAAACCATCACCGTCAACCCATTCGACCCACCTGTTTTTGACGATATCGACGAAGAGGATTAATGGCAGCCAAGCTAACTTTTGAAGCAAAAATGCAGGGCATGGACCAAGTGCTTGACATGCTCAAGCAGGCCGAAACCCGCATGAATGACTTCGGGCGCACGGGCGCTTATTCGCTCGAAGGTGTCGACCGTCGCTTCAAAGAACTCACCATGTCCCTTGAGACCATCACCAAATCCCAAAAAGGTTTGGGCGGTCTCATGTCTTCGTTTGATGAAATGGGCCGCAAAGCCAACGACTTCATGGGTAAGTCGTACAAAGGCATTCTTGACGGCATGAAGCATGAAGTCAAAGGTATGCAAGCCGAGATCGACGCGACAATTGGCAAGATAAAAGACACAGAGCGTCAACTGGAAAACCTCAGCACCAAACGCGCTCACATGGGCGAAGATGAGTACCAGAAACAGACCGGCTCACTGAACACTGAAAAGAACAAGATGATGGGCGAGTATGTCGCCAAGCAATACCAGATGAACGAAATGGCTGCGCAAGTTCGCATGGCCACACCAGTCCCTGGACTCTCACAAGGCGCAAATTTGCTCGGCTTAGGTCAGCTTGGAACCATCGGCGGCTTAATGCAGTGGGGACCTGGCGCATTGTCAGCAGGCTTCCGCGCACCACTCGCGCTTTCGCAGATGCAGGAAGCTTACGGCGGCGCAGGCGTTCGCCAAGAGTACACCAAGGAAATGGACGGCTATCTCGCGACTCGTCGCTTGCGTTTGTCTGCAGCTCAAGAAGCTCAGCAAGGTCAAGTCACAGTCAGCATGTTGAAGAGCCTCGGCCTCGGTGAAGAGAATACAATCCCTGGAACCGCAGCGTACCAGAATAAAGAAGCGGGTCAGTACCGCGCTCAGCAAAAAGAAACTCAAGGTCTAGCAGGCGTAGGAACTGGTATCGGAGTCGGTATCGGAACAATGGTCATGGCCGGTATGATGGGCGGCGCAACTGCAGGCGCGGCCTTGATGAATCCGTGGACTCTCGCAGCTGGTGCAGTAGCCGGTGCAGGATACGGAGCATATCGCTATTATCAAGCTGGTTCCCAAGAGAAGTCTCGCGAAGAAATTCACGCAGAAAACATTGGTCAATTCCGTTCCCGCGACAAAGAAGCTTATGGCATCCTTCTTGATAAGGTCGGCGAATTGCTCATGCTCGAAGGTCGCAACCTCGAACTCAATCAGCGCATGTGGGGTATGTCAACCCAGCACGCTGCATCAGCCGCAGCACATGCAGCTGGCGTGAGTCCAGAGCGTGACATGATCACTCAGCAGATCATGGCAAACCAAGGCTTGAATCCGCTCAGCATGTCCGGCATCAATACTTGGACGAACAACAATTATCGCTTAGGATTCAGTCAGCAAGCGCAGATCGCTATGACTCGCTCCGTTGCACTCGGTAACGGCAACCTTCTCGGCGCACAGACAGGAGCAGGCTCAGCTGCCATGCGTGCTGGTCTAGGCGGTGCAGAGAACATCGGCCAACGCTCGTCAATGAATGACTTTGGTGCATCAATCGCTGCAACTCGTGGCGGTTCAGCAGCTGATCTGGGTAACGTACTTGCTCCAGTATCCGGCGCAATCGGCGCGAACCAGCCTGGTATGAACCGCACGGAAGCTACCGCTATCGGTATGGAAGCCACGCAAGCGGGCAATAACTTGTTCGGCGGTGGTCAGTCATCTGGCTTCGATATGATCTTGGAAGGCAAGCTGCGTCAACTCGGTGTAGAAAACATCGTGATGATCAAAGCGTTCCAGAAGATGGGCGTTCAGAATCCCAACACTCAACAGGTCATTGCAAACTACATTAACAACAAGCGTGGAACTAAACTCACTGCTAAAGACGTGGCTAAGGCAATCAGCGGAGCAGGTGGACAATTCCAAGAGCTGAACGACTTCGTACTCGGCAAACAGAACGTCACTGACATGAAAGCTGCAGGCGGCGGTGATTTGACCACTCGCTTCCAATTGGGCAACAAAGCTGGCGACGATACCGCAATGGCTGAAGGTCAACGCGGAGCAACACTTGGCGAGTCCTTGAGTGCTCAAGCGTCCAACAATGAAGTCGCTGGTCAACCAGCTGCAAGCCGTCAGAACATGTCAGACATCCAGGCAGCAGGTGAAGCTCAGAAAGCAACTGCAGCTGAAGGTTCAATGGACGATCTTCTCGCGAAGACTGGCCAGACAGTTACCGATGCAATGGTCAAAGCAATCAACGGTGGATTCAGTGAAGCCGCCAAAGCAGTTCGTGAAGTTGGTGCAAAACTCAGCACTGAGGCAGCCGCCAAGGTTTCTCACCCAGCAACCCCATACAATGGTACTAAGCAGAAGATGTCTAGAGGACAACAAGGCTAATGTCGACACCAAAGTATCTCATTTCAGCTGAAGAGTTTGCAGAAGGTTCCTGGAACAAGGACTCTGCAGGTATCAAGAAGGATCGTAATCCCTCTTGGTGCGTTGCATTCGTGCGTTTCAAAACGCCTGGTGCAATGTTTCGCGGTGAAGAAGATGCTTTCGCAGAACGCTCGCTACTCGTAGTCGAGAATGATTGCGTTGACGTACAGACCAATGCTCCGAAAGGTTCGTTCCAGAAATCCGCGACCATCACTATGAAGCTCGGGGAAATAGACTATCAAAACGCTGTAGCTCCTGGTGATTGGGTATTTGTTTGGATGGCATCGACTCAAGATTCAATCGACAATATCCTCGATGATTTGATGGGACCAAACGGTGCAGGTCCACGTTCATTGCGCCAGAGCACGACCAATCCTAACGTCGGTTTCAACTCGTGGCAGTCAGGCTTGAAGTTCTGCGGTCGAGTGATGGGAACTCCGTCCAATGACTCGATCATGCAGAATGGTACTCGCACTCTGACGCAAGTCATCTCATGTCAGTCGTTCATTGAGCTTGCATCAAGCGTTTACTACACGTTCGTCGCAGCCAATATCCAAGTGGAAGCACTGGCCGGTGACCAGGAAGCTGCGGGCACAAACTTCTACACCAATCAGATCAAAGCACTTGGCAAGCAATCGACTGTCGCAACTCAACCGTCTATACCTGGCAAGTCTATCTCGAATGGTCTCGAAGTCGCACTCACTAATTTATCCAAGGCGTTCGACAACTTCTATCGCCGCATTGACGGCAAGACACCCTCGAACCAATCAAGCCCTGAAGCAATCATTGGCCTGCTCTTCATTATAACGATGGGCATTGATCTGAAGAACAACCAGGCCGATCAAGCTGTCAAGCACGCTAATCCGAATGCGCAAGGCGTGTTCAGCGATGCAATCGGAATCCCCAAGACTGCCTCTACTATCCTTGGCCGCAAGACCAAGAACAAACTATGGCAGTGCTACAGCGTTTACATGGGCCTTCAGAAGTATGCATCCACCGGCAAGAAGCCGTGGGTTGACTTCTCGCCCATATTCACGCCTGAGACTCAGGTCAAGGACACAGTGTTCTATAAAACACCAACGTCCTGCAAAGGATTCATTCCGTTTAAGATCCCGCCCATCTGGGAAAACAATACGTTCTGGAACATCTATAGCCAATTCCTGAATCCTGTTTGCAACGAAATGTACACGGCACTTCGCATCAACCGCGATGGCAAGATCATGCCGAGCCTGATTGTTCGCGAGAAGCCGTTCAGCACCAATCTGTTTCAGTATCTGCTCAAGGTTGCACCAGTGTTTCAGCCGACCAGCGGACCCACTAGTAAAGAGTCCAAAGGCGTGTCCACTATAAGAGACAACCAATCGACTGACGGCGACTCGAAAGACACTAAGAAGCTCACTGACAATTACGTCAAACAGAATCCTGTTGACGCACTGAGCACTGAGCGCACGATGTTCGCAAACCTCCCGCGCTGGATTATCCATGAGTCTGTGATCAAAAGCGTGAACGTCTCATCCAATGAGGCTAACCGCATCAACTTCGTTCAAGTCTGGGGACGATCAGCTGGTATCGAGATGTTGGGCTTCAATGGCACAAGCGGACTCACACAAGAAAGCCTGAAGATCAATCAACTCAACGCACATAACTACGTGTGCGATGAGAAAGACGTCCAGCGCCACGGCCTACGCGCCGACATCACAGAGTGTAACTTTGACGTTATCTCTGATGGCACTGGTACTATCACTCCGATCTTAGCTCGGCTCCGCGCAGACTGGTCATTCAACGGTCACCTTAAGCTTGCCGGTACAATTGTTCTCGAAGGCGTGCAAGAACCAATATGCGAAGGCGATAACTGCCAAGTACGTGGCGTTCTATTCCACATCGAAGCCGTCTCTCACTCAGGTTCGCTCGCGGGTAACGGCAGCAAGGTGTTCACGACCACGCTTACAGTTTCAAATGGTATGATCGCGAAGTCTCTAGACTCGAAGGTCAACCCGCCGTCATACGCAGTGGGCAACTCGAACTTCGACAGCATCGACAGCTTGTCCAACATCAACAACTTGCCTGGCATCACCGACATTCAGAACACAGGCTCTCGCAAAGGTCGCGACAATCGCGGTGAGTCATTGGTATCCAAGAAGAAACAAACCAAGGGTAGGAATACAACATGAGTACGTTGGATTCATACTACTTCGGCATGATTCAGAACGTCTGGCCTCCTGACCACGTGGACAACTCTGGCAAGTACCAGACTGAATACGAAGTGCTCGTCACAGCCGACGGGTACGCTGCCATTCCGACACGCTGCATCCGTGAAGATCGCTTCGGCGGTCAAGACTCGTTTGAAGATATCATCATGGCAGTTGGCGACAAAGTTATGATCAAGTTTCCGCGTGGTGACAGATCGTGCGGAGTAATTCAACACGGAACTCGCGCTTACGTTGCTCCGCAGAACCCTGCAATGGGCCAGTACTGGATGAATCGCTTTAACAAAGTGGTTCGCTACATCGACAAAGATGGTAATTACTCAGTCACATCCGATTCAGGTCCGACGCTGCAAGTCAACACAAATAAGATTGTGCTTGACGACTCAACTGGTGAGAGTATTATCATCGACAAGGAAGCGGCTACACTTACGATCAACGCAAAGACCTGGCAAGTAAATATTCAAGGCGATGCAACGATTGCTGTGACCGGCGACACAACTTTGACGACTAACAAGCTGACTGCGACTTGCCAAGGCAAAGCCGTCATTCAAGCTGAGAGTGTTGAAGTACAAGGTTCAAACGGACAAGTGCTCACCACCATGACTGACCCCGTGGTGGATAGCATCTTTGGCGAACCAACGATGGGCGTTGAAACATTCAAGGCAGGTAGCTAATGGCGCTAGACGACGGCCAATACGCTCAGCTTCTGCAAGCTGCCTTGAAACAACAGGGCGCTAACGGCAGCAACCTTGAAAAGTTCTGCAAGCTTTTAGCTACAGGGATTAACAAGAGCGTGAAGGGTAAATCATTTCAGACAATCGACACTGGAACTATCCCTGGTGTTGGTCAAGGAACTGGACAGGGCATACTCGGACTAATGCCTGACAGCATGGCTAAGATCGCACTCGCAGCTGGACCTACTATGGCTGGCGCGAATGCGCTTAAGCTTTTGACAGGCATAATGATGGCGACTCAACAGTACATGGCCATTGCTCCAAAGCTAACCACTACTGATACTCCTGCGTTTCTAGGCGCAGGCATGATGGTACTCGGATCTTTACAAGTGAACATGGATGAAATGAAAAGCAATATCGTGCAAGCGTTCAAAGACGCGAAAGCTGGTGGAAAGAACATCGAACCACTCTCGAAAGCAATTGCAACGGGCGTGACGTTTGGATTATTAACAATGGGTACTGGGACAGTTGTCATCGTTGGAGCGCCTACGGGCATTCCAGTAGGTGGAGCAGGGCCTGGTATGGGGACGGTAAGCTAATGGGACTCTTTGACATGAACCAATCGCAGGCTGATGCAACTGCCGCGATATCAAATCTGACGGACTTCGTAAAGAATCCAATCGTGGCTCCAAGTGCTAGCACCAAGCCTATGTCCGGCTTCGACTCTGATAAGATCGACGCGAACCTCGAAGCTCAAGACATGTTCTTGCGCTTCGTCGCTATTCAAGGCCCTGACTTCAACAAAGACTTCGGCTATGAACTCTGGATTCACGACGCTCGCACCAATAAAACTATAGCGCAGTTCCAGTTCCCAATCAATCCACAGAACATTCAAGTGAGCGTTCAACCGTCCACGACTCTCGAAGCAACCATGAAAGGTATTTACGAGAATCACAACGGAGCTGTGTTTCGCCCAATCACGATCTCTGGAACCACCGGCACCAACGTCGTGCCCGCATCTATTCCTTCAAGTGGTTCAGGTTCGTCTGACTTAGCCCGCTCGGTTCAGTATGCATTTCAGAACACGATCTCCTCGGCCAATGCGGTGGTCAATCAGTTCAACAAAACCCTCAAGGCATTCAGTGGAGCAACCCAGACCTATGAAGGTCCACTGAACTATAAAGGCGACGACGCAACGATCAAGACGCTGCACACAGGCTATCAGTGCATCCATGACCTAGAGCGTTTCCTCGACTACTATCTCGCCGGTAAGAAACAGTCGATCAATAAAAGCTGGCGCTTGTATTTCATTATGAACAAAGACCGCAAGTATTACGCTTGTAGTCTTGGCCCGTACTCTATCACCAAATCAGCTGGCACCACGGAGTACAACTACAACATCAGCTTGACGGCTTATCGCCGCGAGAAGAAGTTGCCTGGCTTGTCACGTGGAACCATTGAGACAACCTCTGCACTCAATGCAGGCGCTACTCAGAACACGTTGTCTAACATCATCAATGGACTCAACCAAGCTCGCACGACTGTCGCATACGCCAACCGCGTTATGTCTGGCATTCGTTCCGACATTCAGGCATCGTTCATTGCACCGCTTGGTCAGATCATTCTATTGGCCAAAGACCTTGGTGGACTCGCCAAGAATATGTCTGACTTCGCATTCTCAGGTTCGACCATCAAGGCGATGGAAGAATCGTTCAAGCAATACTTCACAGACAACTCTTCGATTCAGAATGGTGTTTCTCAAGCCATCGGCCAACCCGCGAATGGTCAACCACTCGTAGGCACTGCCGCGAATGGTCGCGCTCAGTCCGCAGTCATTGGCTCAGCTCAAACGAAGTTGACCAGTGGACAAGCCGAACAGTTCCAACCACCGGCTGACTCAGCTGACCCTTTAGAGAACATCTTTAAGAATCCGTCGGATTACCCACAAGTGTTTGCTCAGTTCCCAGTGGACGATATGAACTTGCCCGCTGCAGTGAGTAGCCAGCTCGATGACATCACCAATGCCGCACTGCAACTTACTGCCGATGATCTAATCACCATGCGCGACAAGATGATTGACTTCTCGACGTCGATCTCTGCAGCACTCGGTGGAGGTTCGGCCTCGTACAATGCATTGATGGGACTTCCGCCTCCTCCCGTGAACTACAACACGCTCACAGTGAATGACATCGTGCTCTTATCGGCCCTAAACGACATTGCAATCCAAACAGATCGCTTCATCGCGATGATGGACTTGGCTGAGTCAGACAATAGTTCCGATTACTATTCGTTCTACGCAGATTACGCGGTGACCCAAGGCATTCAGTTCCAGACCGACAATATCTCCCGCTTCTTTGTGCCATTCCCTATGGGAGCATCGCTCGATCAGCTCGCATTGCGCTATTTAGGCAACGCAGATCGCTGGATTGAGATCGCAGCACTAAACGCGCTCAAAGCTCCGTACATCGACGAGGTTGGCTATTTCGTGCCCATCACGGCATCTGCCGGTGGTGACACGCTCACAGTTACTGACTCGAAGTACATGTACGTCGGCGAAGTGGTCAATGTGGTATCTAATACGGTTACCTCGACCAAGCGCAAGATCGCAGGCATCGACCGCGTGAACAGCGTGCAAACCATCATCACTTTCGTGGATATTCCTGGTTCACCGCTCACCGTGTATCGACCAACAGATAATGCGCAAATTCAAGCATTTATGCCTAACACAGTGAACTCAAACATGCTGATTGCGATACCTTCGAGCATACCAGCTACTTACCAGACGACGTTCAAGACTTCGCCCGAGATCGACCAACTTAATTCGCTGTATCAGATGGCCAAAGTCGACTTCATGCTCGACCCCAATGGTGACATCATCATCACGGGCGGCGGCGACGTTCAACTCGCATATGGACTGACGAATCTGATTCAGGCAGCCGTGCTCAAGATCCAGACCAAGACTCAGACCATGCTGCAGTTACCGACCTATGGTAACCCAGTGGAAGCCGGAGTCGACACAGCTACCTTGAACGCGCAGGACATCCTCAATATCCTCAACGCCTCGTTTGACGCTGACCCGCGTTTCACTGGCATTGTGGCGGGCGAAGTGACCAAGCAGGGACCAGAAGTAAGTGTTTCGATCATGGTGGGTTTACAGAATACAAACGTGACTTTACCTATCCAGGCGCAGCTGCCTAGATAGCCTAATCTTGACTGTATATTGACAGCTAAAGGAATCAAATGGGCGATATCCCAGATTTAAGATCAAAAGAACAAATCTTCGGTGAGCTAATCGACAGTATTCGCGCACGTTTGCGCAAAGACATCGACTTGAACAACGGATCGGTTCTCACCCAGACTTTAGCGGGTATCACCCAAGGTCTCTTCAAAGCTTCTGCCAATCAAATCGCGATGATAGACGCTATAGCCGTCGACCGCGCAACCGGCGAAGCACTCCAGCGCCAGGCCAAGGATGCCAACGTCCCGATATACGCAGCCTTTAGCGCATACGGTCAAGTCAACATCACGGACATTTCCTTCACCAAGATCGCAACCAACATCTACGCTGGTCAACCGGCAGCGGTCGCGGGCTCGATCACCATTTATGTCACCGACGCATCCAAAATGCCGTCGACTGGCGGGAACCTGTACATTGGACGCGGTACGTCAAATGTTGAAGGCCCGCTTCAGTACGTGTCCACCGCGCCGGTCGCGGGCGGAGCATACTGGTCAATCACATTAGCTGGCACCTCGCCCACTACGAAGTTTCATAACATCGGCGAAACCGTTGTTTTGGCACAGGGCGGTAATCGCTTCATCGCGGCTGGACAAACAGTCCAAACACCGCAGGGAGCTTCGATCACTGCAGTCACGTTTGCTACAACTTCCGGTGCGACAATCATCGACGGGGAAGTCACTGTAGTAAACGTGCCGGTCATTTGTAACACGCCAGGCACAGTCGGCAACGTATCCATTGGAACCATCCAACAGATTGTCGGCCTTCCATTCGCGGCCACAGTCACTAACCCGCTCGGCTTCAATACCGGAACTAACGCGGACACTGACGACGACATCAAAGCTCGCATCAAAGCATATGAGCTTGCCAAGTCCAAAGGTACTCCACAGGCTATCGAAGCATCGGCTGATGGCGTGGTCGCTAAGGATGAGCTGAAGAAAGTTGCGTCCACCAATTACATCACGTATGCAGACAACTCTGCAGCCCTGATCTTTGATGATGGTACCGGCTATGAGCCTAATTACCTTGGTGCAGCATTCGAGACTGTGATAGCATCCGCATTAGGCGGTGAGACTGAAGTTCAATTGCGCCGACGTCCGATTGCACAGGCTCGCGTCCAAAGCGCTTTACCTGCGCCGTTCCTTATGGGCAACAACTATTTCTTGGCTGCTATCGTTGATAACGTCGAGACCATTCACCAGTTCTTGTCCACCGACTTCCGCGTACCCAGCTCTGCAACTGCAATCGAGGTAGCTGCTTCGATCAACGGTAACCCGAACCTCAATTGGTCGGCGTCTACCGCGAGCAACGAAACGTACCTCGTGCTTTATCCTCGCAATGTGAACTCTGACAACATCCAGGTCACAGTTCCGTCCACAGGCATCGACGCCAATGAGTTCATTGGTTTCAGCTTATCGCAAGCCATCAACATCAGCCTGTTTAAGAACGACAATATCTTATATGAAGCTGGTATCACCGCATCCGTTGTGACTCGCGCTCAAAGCTCGTGGTCACCTGCAATCACTAGCGGCGTGACGCTGATCTATTCAGTGGATAAAACGCCTCCTGTTACAGCCACGTTTACTGACGCTGACTTCCAAGCGTTTAACATTGCAGCAACATGTTCTTCGATTACTGACATCAACATCTGGGTTGAGGTATTCAACTCGTTAATGCCTGGAGTCATTGCAACAGTTCAAGACAATACGGTTCTGTTCACGTCGGCTCGCGGTGAAAACTCTGCAGCTGCAATCACTATGATTGGTGGAACACTACTGTCACAAATCTTTTCCCCAACGTCCATCCTGACATCGCAAGGCCAAACCTCAGATTACACTCTGAACATATGGACAGGCCAAGTGGGATTCACTTCACCACTCGCTGCAGGCGACAAGATCACTGCAGGTTCGCAGCACACCAATGGTAACGCTGTCACATCGGCATTGCCCGCAGGTCCTGGAACGACTGGTAACGTGTGGCTCGTGACTGATGGCGCGGCACTCGCAATTGCCAACGGCTTAAGCGCAAACACCACAGTCACATTCTCGAAGTCTGGCACTGTGATGTCCATCTCTGGTGCTCAACCTGGACCAATCGGTTCGGGTTTTGCACTTGCACAGCCTGGCGATTGGCTCATCATATGGGCTAACCCGACAGATCCCGCAGTGCTCATTGCCAACGCAGGCTTCTGGCGCATTCGCTCTGTCACACTCAGTGGTACAGTGAACACTGTGACTGTCGATGACGGCCCAACTGTTCGTATGAATGGCTCGGTAATTCCCTCGCCCAGTCGCATTTCAATCGTTCGTTCAACCGCACCTGTTCAGCAACTCAACTTCGTAGTCGGCGGCGGTGGTCTCCCACTCGTTAGCTTCTTAGACTTGATCAACACATCGCTGGTTGGCGTATCAGCTGACATTGAAGGCTCAAGCGTTCGCATCGCAACAGCCACATATGACCTTGATGGTCAGATTCTATTCGCAGCTGCAGACCAAGGCGGATCAGCTCTTGGATTGCCCATTGGAGTACCGCTCTCGAACGTGCCAGCTTATTACGGATTCGTATCGAGCATCGACGCAGAAGCTGGATTACCTTCATTCACACACAGTGTGCTCGGAGCATCGGTAACTGACCGCATCTTCGACGTGCCTGACTATGAAGCTCTCGGCGGTTCAGGCGATGACTTCTTACAAATCCTCAATCGCTATGTAACTCCCTCGACTCTCGTTATCGACTCGAACATCGGTCAACGCTCGTTTGATGTTGCTTGGAACCCTGCTAACACTCAGTTGACCATGATCCCGCCTCTCTATATGGATTCACCTGAGTCTGTGATGGAACAAGGCGACCGCTTCTTCTTGCGCACGTCGTACAAGTTCGACTCGCTTGATCAATCGAACGTGATCGTGGATAACAACTCGCAGACCAATTCGTATCTGCTCCCGATCTCGCGCCAGTTGACGGTCAATAGTCAATCGACACCAACTGCTCAGCACTTCAGCGCAGACGATGCACAGTCTACACTGGCACTCTCGAATCCTTCCTCGTTCTTTGACTTCGACTTCTCAAACTTCAAGCTGCATCGCCAAGCCCGCACCATCCTAACAAATGGTGTCTATTCACTACAGGCAACCAACTTCGATTACGGCCCGCAAGGTGACCGCGTTCGTGTTGGTATCGCATATCCAACGTCTGTGAATAGCAATACGATCTCAAGCTCGTTCGGCGTATCAGACGTTATTGACATCCTGATCTATTTGCCCGTTGCAACGGTTCGTACACCGAATTGGGATTACACCACTGCATTCACGATCAGTAAGACAACTTCGGGCGGCGCAGACACTCTTGTGTTCACGTATCGCTCAGGCACAGTGCCCAACTTCACAGCTGCAAACGTAGCAGCTGGCGATATCGTGTTCATATCCTCGACCGCTGGCTTCTTAGGCGTAGACGATAGCATTCAAGCACAAGTCACAGCTGTGACTGCAACAACCTTCACTGTCAAATTGCCCACTGGCTCATATGTGTCAGACGCAATCGCATTCTCGAACATCGTCAACCAAAGCGGAGTGATCACGGTCACTGCACCTGCACACGGCTTGGTGAATCATCAGCGCGTAGGTTTCTACAATACGGCATCAGATGATGGCGGAACGACATTCCCATTCAACACCACGTACAACGTGACCGTTGTCGACGCGAATCATTTCACAGTCCCTACACCTGTCAGCACTCCTGGTGCGACGGTTCTCGGCTGGGAAGTTGTTTCAAACGTCGTAACCGTACTCACCAGTGCTCCACACAACGTCATCGTAGGCGATGTAGTCTTGATGAGTGGAACAGGCGTGGTCGATGGTTACGCACCAGTGTCAAGCATTGTTGCACCAAATGTATTCACCTTCATTCGCGGTGTTGCAAACAACTCTGGCTCAGCAGGTCGCTTCGACTTCCAATCGTTCTTGCCAACTACGCCCACGTCCACTATCTCGACGATCTCAAGCGCAGCAGGCTTGGTCACGGTGAACACGACTGCAGCTCACGGCCTAAGTCCTGGCGAAGTGGTCACAATCACTGGTACCACGATCACTGCATGGTCGAGCGCAACAACATACGCACTCAACCAAGTAATTTCGTTTGGCTCGAACAACTATATCTCTCTGCAAGCCGGTAACGTCAATGAGAACCCTGCATCTAGCCCGACATGGTGGGCGATCACGTCTCTCAATTTCACTGGCTCATTTGTAGTTCAAGCAACTCCTACTGGGACTCAATTCACCTACTACTATCAAGGTCAAGGCGTTGAGAGTGGAACAGGTGGTTCAGTTGTACCCAGCGTACCGACCGGCTCACTCGCACGTTCTATTGGCGGCATGACTAATGAGAACCTGCAGTTCGGTCAAGTAACGACGACTGCTCAACAGATTGCTGACTACGCCTCGACTAATCTCGCAGGCCAATTGCAAATCAGCGTGATTGGTTCAGGCTCAGCGCCTGTTACTACTTCAACTGCCGACAGCAACATACTCACGAACTACACAAGCGTGAGTGTTTCGTCATTCCACACGTTCTTGTCATCGCGCAGAGCCAAGGTCTCGTTCTCGTCTGTTGTACCGGCTGGTTCAACTGTCACGATCAGCGGCATGACTGGAGTTCCGGCTGCATACAATGGCCAGTATATCCTCCTCAACTCGTACCTCGACACACGCTTAGGATACATGGTCAACGATATCCAATTGGAATCGCTGGCTGGTGTAACTGCCGACTACGTTCCTGGTGGAACAGCTGTTGGTTCAACACCCATGCAAATGATGTACGACGGCGAGAATGATGTTCAATCGAGCAACATCCAAGCACCTGCTACAGTTCCGATGTTCACGGCCAAATCTGCGTGGGTATCGACTCCTGCAATCGGCGAACAAATCAGACTCGTGGCAACTACTTCTGCTCAAGTCGTTGGCTTCTGGAACAACCTCGTAGTATCAGGCTTCACCAACGTGGGCACTGCGCTATTAACGCGCTATGGCCGCGAGATTCAACTAGCTACTCAGACGTTTGGCGGATTAGGCGCTGTGCAAGTCACAGGCGGTACAGCCAACTCTGTAAGTGTCGCAATCACTGGCTCAGCTGGTGAGTTGACTACGAAGCTCGGCGCATTCACAGTGCCGTATAGCTTGCGTCGCGGACTGATGCCCAACATGTGGATCAACCTCGCAAACACCGTCACACAGAACAAGAACATTGGACTGGGCGAGTTGACTTCTATCAAGCTCAACGCAACGAACGCAGTGATCACCGCAGGCTCTGGTACATTCCAGACTCAACGCACCAAATCACACGATGCAACGACGGTCCTCAAGATCGAGAATCATGGCGCATTCTTAGCTGTATATGGTATTGCAGGCACTTCAATGGGTCTCATTGCCAATGGCATCCAAGAAGGCGATTGGGTTCGATTTACCAATACTGCCACGTTCAACGGTGCAAACCTTGGCGTGTTTCAAGTCATTCGCACATTCGGCAATGACACGTTCTGGATTCAAAACGTCAATGCAGTTGAGCAAATGGTTACGCTCGCAGGCGCTTCAGACATCACGTTCTACGACTATGAGTCTGTCATGCCTGGCGATCAGCTCGTGATCACTACCGACGCATTTGGTCCTGTGAATGTTGGCCATTATACTGTGGTCGATCAATCGCAAGGCGCTGGCTACAGCTTCCCGACATCTTCAACTGTATGGTTCACACCAACGGTGCAAACGCCTCCCTCGTCGTCAATCGTACTCGGCGGTGAATACACTCAAGTGAACATCCAAGAGAAGAATCCGACCAGCCTTTGGAAGCGCATATTCGCAGTTGGACCAGGCACGGGCTCATATCAAGAAGTGCTCGTTGACTCGCCGAACCTCATCACTAAGATCAGTGATTCGCTTGGTGGAGTTGCAATCGGTACGTCGAAGCTCGGCTTCAATACCAATGTTAACTTCGGTAAAGACGCATACAAATACTACATTGGCTTGATCGAAGAACTCACGAAAGTCATCTATGGTGACCCGTCAGATGAGATCAACTATCCTGGCATTCGTGCTGGCGGAACGAATATCGGCATCGTGCCTGCGATCTTACGTCGTGTGACTGCATCGTTTGGTGTTCGTATCAACAGCGGTGTCCCATTCACTGAGATCATCAGCTTCGTTCAATCGGCAATAGCTGGCTATGTGAACAACTTGGATGTAGGCGAAAGCGTTTCGATCAGCAATATGATCGCAGCTGCAACCACAGTTCCTGGTGTTGTGTCAGTTGTCGTGACATTCCCGACATACGCGGCTGGCTCTGATCAAATCGCAGTAGCTGCCAATGAAAAAGCGTTTGTAGTTGATCCGACTACAGACTTGACAATCAGCCTTGTAACCTGATAGTTTGAATTCAAATCCGAGCTGAGCCCTGGCACAGGACGTCATTGATAAAGGCGACACCCGACCAGGATTACTCAGCCTCGGACCCTTCTAAGGGCTCAAGGCCCAAGTACTTTCGCCAGAACGGGCGCTGTCTCAATTCACCCTCGCCATGAATCTTCACAAGCGTCAGGTACTTCTGGAAGTGCTTGACTTCTAAGCGGTCATGCACCGTCAAATCCTTAAGCTCCGTCGGCTTATCTAACTTTTTACGCTTAACCTTAGATACAGGTTCTGTGTCTAGCTTTACATCTGGAGGCAATTGGCCAAGCTCGTCGTCGGGCGTTTCGATGTAACGCTTCGACCCATCACCGTGCAATGCCCTAGTGAACGCTTCCCACGCTGCAGCCGGAACCTTGTTCATACAATCATGGCATAACACGTATGCCCGATAGACGAGTTTATCGTCGTGGTTCGTGCCGCAATTTGCTCCGCATTCATGGCATCTTATCTTCATTAGATCATCCCTTCAATCCAACCAATTGCATCAAGCACTTGATCAAAGCGTGTGCTGACTTCGAGCCCATCAATGGATACAATCCAGTCAACCCAACCAACTCGCGGCCCAGTCAAACACGGAACGGCATTGATCGCCACTTCGCTACCTGCCACGAATGTTCTAACACAGTCTGTCGAGTTTTCCCAAAAGAACTTCATAAAGTCTTCTTTCTGGCAATTTCTGCCGGTGTGTAGTCGTGACGGCCATGTTCGTCTTTGTCCGACATGCGCTCGTCGATAATAAGTTTGATGTCATTGCAGATTTCGCTCGCAAGTTTTGGGTTGCCGAGGCGAATACACTCCTGTACATCCGACAGCATGCCCATAACATACAGGGAGATGGGACTCGGTTGCAAATCAGCTTGGCGAAGCGTGCATGCGTTCATCATCTTGCGATTGTTTTCTGTCATTTGAACCCCCATACAAAGATTCTCTCATAGTCTACCTAAATGATCAACTATTATTGCGCCATTGTCTCACATTGACTCACTGCGAAATAATTATTGACTCAACGCCAGCTCTGCGCTAGACTGTGCTCATCCCTTACGCGAGCGGGCTGATGTAAGCGAGTAACAGCTGGAAGGCCCGTTGTTTTAACTGTTTGGAAGGAAAACGATATGAAATTAATACTGATCGGACTCTTTTTAATGTCGTTTCACGCCGGAGCATCCAATCCAACCGAAGCTGGCTACTGTTTCAACGGCCTATGCTGGACTGAGCAAGAGCCCGCTGAGTGCAAAGAATGCCTCAATGACCATAAGCAATGCGTGCTACTCGCGCTTGAGCCCGAAGCAGTGGTTGAATCTGACGTGAAAGTGTGCGATGATACCAGAGTGAAGTGTCTAACAACCCACAACTGCTGGAACAAAGAATGAAATCTGAACGCACAGCTAATCCATGGTCGCGACAAGGCCTACATTACGTCGTGAACTTCCGCATCTATCACAAGCACCAATTCGTTGGCATCAAACAGATCCGCTACTTCTTCCTAACCTATCACCTGATCAGACTGATTCACGGTGAAGCTGAGCTGATTCGGCTTGGCGACAGAAAGGCTTGGAACATCCGATGAGCTGTCGATATAAGGTCGGTGACCGGCTATTGAAACTCAAGGGCATGCGCAAGCCGCGCCCAGTTATTACAGTGACAGGCAGTGGCATTGTTAAGGGCGGAGTCGAAGGCTACATGGTGACGTCCAGTGTAATGCCTGGACAGCCTGAGTATTTCAAAGAAAAGAACGCGCTAGAAGATTCAAGCCTGTACTCAATCATGCTCACCAAAGTGGCAGTAGTAACTAGCTCGTCGGCCAAATTCAAAAAGGGAGACCGATTCGAGTTTGCTGGCACCAGTAAAATTGTGTTCGGCGAAGTTCTTGACGTTTACGCTAGCACTCACAGTGGGCGCGAGCGTTACAAAATTCAATGGTATTACGATATCAGCTTCTCAAAGCGCAAGGGACTTTCATCGTCGTATCCGGTAGGTTCGATTGATCCTAAAGCAATGGGAATTGTTAGTGGTTCGACGATGACTGCAGCGGCAGCATTCGGCGGATTCAAACAAATGGTCGAAGATGAAAAGTTTGAGTGGAATTTCACTGAAATCAAAATTGACAGAGTTAAATCAGCGTGTGATTGTGGTGGGCACGCTTGTGGCTACAAAGATGATGAGTTGCATGGTCACGCAAATTGGTGTAAACTAGTTGAGTTGGCAAAGCATATCACGAACAAAGACATCGGAGGATTCTAATGGACGTCGGAACACTCACTGCACACTTAGAGAAGCAGCGCAGCCTACTCAAAGCACCGCCTGCTAAGCATGCGGTCAATGGCACACTGCAAGCGTACAAAGAATTCATCCAGCGCGAGATCGCTCGAACAGAGCGCAAGATTGAAGAAGTGAAAGCTCGCCCTGTTAAGATCGGAAAAGCATAACCAGACCAATCGCTCGTTGTAAGAGTGAAGCCTTCGTGCTGGTTGATGGCGAGCGATTGAAGAAAATAGGACGTACATCATCCACTCCTAACGTGTGGTGGCCGCACACTCGAACTGTAACGAAGGATGGCGGCGAGTTATTAGGATCATTGAGTTAGTGGGATCACCTCACTAACTGCATCATCCTACTAGGAATGCATGGCAAACACTGTTCGCGCAGTCAAATTTGAAGTCAATTATGAAGGTCAAATCGCCTACATAGAAGAAACTGCACCTAATAGCTGGGCCGTCAAGACGGATGGCGGGTTCACCCTGTCAAAATCACAAAGAGGCTTCAATTTTGAATCAGTTGACTCAGCACTAAATGCCAACTGGCTACAAGATCATCGCTGGAAAACCTCACAGCTAGCTCTCGATGCCTATTACAATTCAGTCGATTTCATTCTATCTGGAGGCACATGAACACCATTAATCGTCGTGGCTTTATACGCGGTATGCTCGGGCTCGCAGCAATGGCCGCATTCCCATTCACATGGACTGCCAAGAAAGCCACAAAGGTATTCACTGGTGCCCGTGCAAAGGTTTACATCAACGGTCAGCTTATCGGCACATTCGACCAAACAAGCTGGTCAATCAATGACAAAACAACCGGCGAGCCATATGACCTGAAACCTCTCAACGTGCTTGGCAGATACGAACCAATCGAAATGAAAGTGCGTGTCACCAAGGTAGATCACGAAGCAATCAACCGCCTAATGGGAGATACCAATGGACGAACTGACACTTAGAGACGGCCAGAAGTATGTGCGCAACGACGGTAAAGTGATTCTCGTGCGCTCAATGCCCATGTCACCAGGCGGACATTGTTTCATTGACAAAGCCAATAACAACTCGTATGATGCGAATGGAATACACGACGACCGTGATCTCGATGACGATTGGAACATTGCAGGGCCTTATGTGCCCAAGGCAGGTAGATAATGCTTATCATAGCTGACCGCGCAGAAATCAATAAGATGCTCAGAGGCCATGCGCTTAAGACTGGTGATCGCGTGATAGAGATTGCGCACACCGATGGCGCTGTTGAGATTCACATCGCCAAAGAGATCAGCACCGCAGAGTTCCTAGGTACATTCGACGTTGACGAGAACGGCAAACTCGTACCAGAGGTTTAATGGACCACTCTGAATATAGTGCGCACCGCGCCGCCGAAAGAGTCAGAGAGTATAAGCTCGAAGGATTGAATGAGATCCTGGAAGCTATCGACGCGGAAGCTGAGAAAGGTCGCACATTTCTCTCATGGTCCAGCGATGAACTGCACGATGTGCAAGCTGTGATACAAAACCTGCAAGGCAGGCACTTCAAGGTCACCTACAAACCCAAAGACGAATGGCAACTCCACATCACGTGGCATCACTTATGAATCACGGCAATGGCTGGGTAGGTGTTGATTTGGATGGAACTCTCGCGCAGTACGATCAGTGGCGTGGACCAGACCACATTGGTGAGCCTGTGCCTATTATGCTGGAGCGCGTTAAAGCTTGGCTCAAGTCCGGCATCAAGATCAAAATATTCACAGCACGCGCATCAGACATTACATCACACGAACTCATCAAACGCTGGTGCGAATCACATGGCCTACCCAGACTCGAAGTGACAAACGTGAAAGACTATGGCATGATTGAGCTATGGGACGACCGCGCTGTGCAGGTTGAACCAAACACCGGCAAACGCTTTGGCCAATCGAGGATAGGACTCAAGTGAAGAAGAAGCCAACCGTTCACCACCATGCAGGCCCAGGCGATTATCGTCACGGTGCAACGCTGTGCGGCATACTCGTGGAGTTCACAGGCATCGAAGGGAACACTGGCAAACCCGTGAGCTGCAAACGCTGCATGCGATCACGACTCAAGCAATTAGAGCGCGAATACGAAATGCCCGCAGACTACCAGGGAGAGTTATGACTGAAGCTGAATACCAATCACTCAAAGAAGGCTCTAAGGTCGAGTTCGGTCAACATCCATGGATAACGCAAGCCGTCATCAAATCAGTCACGCAAGGCACTGTGTACCTCGACATTAATGGCGGGGAATCGCGCTACTACCCAGCTTACGTGCAGAATTCTGGCAGACTCGTTGAAGACTGGACACCAAAGCCCGTGGTCAAAGACGAGATGGAAGGTATCACTTGCGAACCAGGGCAACACGGTCTCACGTGAGCAAGCCATTAGTCATCACCACAGATCAGGCTGAGAACTTATGGACCGCTCTGTCGATACGCAAAAACGTCATAGAAACAGGCGACTGGCGATACTCAGCGGAATCCGCCAAAACACTTGGAAGGCATGAAAAGGTTCAGGCCCTACAGCGTTCACAAATGGAACTGCTTATCGAGATTGATGATCTAATGCAGAGACTACAGGAGTTCATGTGAGCTTCAAAGACGAATACCTCTCAGAGCCCTATAAGCCTTCAGCACTAGAGGAGGCCTACCTACAAGCATGGCTCACATATCACCGTGCAGCGGACCTATACGATGGCCACATCACATACCCACGCAATGCCAGAGAGTACAAGCAAGTCAGGCGTGCAGCATTAGCCGGTGCATCAGCAATGGCCAGATACCTCAAAGAGAATCACCTCGAATGCCCACATCATACTGACAAAGTGCGTTATCCTATCTGGCAGCACGCCAAACGAGAATCACTCAGGAGACTCGGCCAATGAGCTTTTCAAAGCACACACCTAATTGCGAATGCCCAATCCACATCGAAGAAGACACCACCAAAGTGAAGCGAGTTGCGCTGATCACATTAGCCCTATTCATCATCGGTTTCATTATAACGCTTTGTGTCACTAATAATGAACCAACTCACCACTTAAAGAAACGACACAAGAAAACATATGTGGCAGGTCAACAATGAGTAACGATGGCGATTACAATCAGTCAAACCAATGGTGCTCAAGGTGTCAAGCATGGCGTCCAGCAGGTGATCATCACCATTCCTATCAGACAGACGTAAGGGTTAAGGGCACGGGTATTGCGATCCCGCTTAAGGACCATCAGCAAGCCGCAATTGATCAGATTAAGAACCATGGCGGTACATTGACGGTGCCGGTCGGCGCGGGTAAGGTGGATGTTGATGAATTGTTGATTGAAATGGTCAACAATGTGATGGCTCAAGAAAAAGTTGGGCTCGATGAGGCCCTGCTTAAATGCGCTATAAGCGATCTGACGCCGAATAGGGTCAAAAAGGCATGTTTTCTCCTGCTGTCGCGTGTCACGTGCTGACCCTCAAAAACTTAATCTTACCACTCGATTGCACACCCTTGCCCAAAAGCAGGGGTTTTTGCGTTTCTGGATGGTCATCATGCGCGTGATTCTCTCAATCCATAGAAACACAATGCACGCTCGCGACATGTGGGCCAATGCCAAGAAACTGCTCGAAGAGTGCAATGAACTGCCTCATTTCCTGGCCTGGTCATCGAAGCTCTCGGCGAAAAGACTTTCTACCGATCAGCGCACTCATGCACTCCCTCATTTTACATTGGAATGGAATTCGACGAGATTCATGGCGACGTGTACATTGATGACGAAGAGAACCGTATCAGGCTCATGTCACGACGCAAAGTGTCAAAAGATTGATGTTGCATTAACTGGTACAAACGATTATGTTTGTATCAACTAATTGGAGGTTTCCCATGTCAGACGATCAAGCACAACCCGCATCAACGCCCGATGCTTCACCCGCTGTTCCCGCTCAGGAACAAGCACCGGCCTCAAGCGCACCTGCAGCAAATGTTCCCGCTCAGGCACAACCAGCTGACTTAGCCAAACCACCGGCTCCAGTGCCTCCGCCTGCGCAAGCTCCCATTCAGTCGACGATCACAGCTACTGCGCCGAATCCTGCTCCTGCAGCTGATGCGCCCAAGGTCGATGCAACTTCCACCGACAACCACAAAGGCGCACTCCAGCTCCATTTGACGAATGCGATCAAAGAAGCTCAAGAGCGTCGCGGTGCATATCGTGAAACAGCACTCATCATCAAGGAAGATCGCTTTATTGCACACCTTGAAGGAATGCTCGCCACGTTGCGTCAACTGTCATTACGCGTGTTCTAATGGCTGACGAGAAGAATCCGTACTTTGGCAAGGTGTTCTATGAAGTGCTGCCCGTGAGTGAGAAAGGCAAAGTCTCGCTCATAGGACCTTTGGACAACATCCGCTATTGCCAAGCAACTGCAGGCGGACCAAAGCCTGGCGATTACAAGTTTGTTCAGATCGTGGACGGCAAGCCTGTCGTGGCATTCCGCGAGCATGAGATTCTGGTAGTCGATAAGGTATTGGGGTCGATGTGACAAT